GTTGACCCTGTTCCAGTCGAGCTTCGCCATGCCTATCCGGCCCACGTACTTGTGGCGGATCTTCTGGACATGGATCTCGACCTCGGATGTCCTGACATCCGGCCGGCGCTCACGCCATACCGAAACGCAGGCATCCGGCTTGTTGTGCCAGTTCGCACTTCCGCTGATCTCATAAGGCCCGGCGACCGGATACTGACCGCTCTTGGGGTCCTTCTGAAGCTTCTGCGGGTGCGCGACGATCCAAACATGCACCTTGTGCCCACGCGCGAACCTACGGACCGCCTGGAGGCATTTGCCGATGTACTCGGTTTCGGTCTCGGAATCCGGCCGGGAGTGCTCGATCTCGTTCCACGGGTCCAGCACAATTCCCCGAACCCCGCGCCTCAACACCAATTGCTTGGCGACCGACAACAGACACTCAAGGGTCGCTTCTTCCGGTTCCATCCAGTCGAAGTGTTCCTTCAACCACGTAAGCGCCATGTCGAGCTCGTTGGCGGCTATCCTGGGAGACGGCCCGCGATTGAACGGCTTCCCCGACTTCTTCTCGGCGAGCTTGGCGATATGCTCTGCGGGGGAGCCTTGCTCGGGGGAATAGATCGCAAACCGCCATCCGTGGGCGTTGGCGAGATTCACGCACAGTGCATCCAACCATTCGGACTTGCCCGAATTCGGAGCTCCGGTTACGACCGTCACATCACCAGCACGAACCCGGTAGAACTCGTCCACGCAGGCCCAGCCGGTTCCTACCCCGGTGTCCACCCCGTCCCGGTAAAGACGCTGGATGTCCTCCATGTAGTCTTCAACCGAGTGAGCCCCGACAATGGGGAGCTCGCGCGCATCGTTCAGGCAGTCGAGCAGGACATCTACCCCGAGGGTCACCAGAACGTCATTGGCGTCCTTGCATCCCTCCGGCCAGTCCACGATCCGGCATTTCTCCGGGCCGAGTCTGCGCACGAGCTCATCCCGCAGCCTCAATCCCGGAGCGTCGTTGTCTACCGCAATGACGTGAACCGCGGCCCTGTCGAGCTCCACCGCTTCCAGGAAATCGAACTTGGATTCATAGGACTTGGACTCAGGCGCCGGGGCTCCATCCGGGACGGACACGCAGGACGTGATGCCGGCAACCTCGACGGAGAGTTTGTCGATCTCGCCCTCGACCCACACGAGTCGCTCGGCGACATCGTCCAGGCCGTACAGGATTCGCTCACAACCACCTTCCATCCGAAAGAGCTTGTCGCCCGTGCGGTACTTCACGTTGACGACCTCGCCCTTCCGGCGATACGGGAACATCACGCACGGGCGTTCTTCCTCAACCTGAGGGAAGTAGGCGGTGCCGTGCCCGATCATGTTCCGGCGCAGCACGGGCTCGGTGATTCCTCGACCCTCGAACCAAGCCCGCATCTTCTCCGGCAGTCCGGATGCCCCGGACACGTAGTCCGGCTTGCGATAGACCTTCGTCAGCAATGGCCGCGCGTACTCGCCCTGCTTCAGCGACCCCGCCCAGTCGCAGTGCCAGCAGTGCCAAACCCCTTTGTCCAGATTGACGTTGAGACAGGGGTAGCGGCTCTTCTTGCGGGCATGGGAGCACTTTGGGCATGTCGTCTTGATCTCGCCGTCACGCTTGCCGCGAACGTCGATGCCGGCTTCGTCCCAGGTCTTCATTCGGACGCCTCGTATTCGGCGATCCAACGGGCATGCCGAAGCAGATGCCACCGGCCGGTCAAGAACAGCCGCAGTGCTACGCGCGTCGTTCTGACCTGTCTGAGCGATTCGGGCGCTCTGTCCATGGCCTATTTCTGCAACGTCTTCATCAACGCCTGTAGCTGCGGCATCACCTTCGCCAACTCAGCTACAGCCCGCGCGTGCTTGGAATCGAGCGGCTCCAGGAACTTCGCTGCGAGCCAGTGAATCGGCAGCGGGTCGCCGGTGCTCTCGATCAGAGCCACCATTTCGTCCACGCTGAACCGCCGAGGATCGTCCGGATTGCCGGCGAGCTTTCGAGAGAGATCCGACTGCGACAGGTCCATGTCCGCCGCAATCGCTTTCATGGCCTTGCCGGAGGCATAGGCGGTCGCCCGGCAGGCATCCAGCAGCGACGGATAGCGCTCGGTCAAACCCGGCTCGAAGTCGAGCGCTAGTTGCATGTAGCGCCCAATCTCTTAGCGGTACTTTCCACTAGCCGTGCAAAACAATGCCCAGCCATGGACACGAAGAAAGAGCCCCGGGCCAGTGAACAACCCGGGGCGAACAAGGGGCGGTTAGCCCCTCGGGAGGAGGCGGTCATGCGGCGGTCACTTCCGGCGATTTCGGTTGCCAGCCGCGCGGTATCTCGGGGTCAGCGACAAGCTGGCCTTTGGTGATCTCTTCGATCTTCAGTTGGTGAACGCCAGGAATCGTCTTCCATCCCCAAACCGTCGATTGAGAGAGCCCCAATGCACGAGCTAGTGCCGACTCAGATTCGAAGTGCGCAACCGCAGATGCTTTGTCCATACCGCGAAGAATACCGGCATTCCGGTTTTTCGCGCAAGGGGCATTCCGGTAGACTGCCCCACTATCCTTCGGGCATGAGCATCGGCGACCGACTCAGGAAAGAGCGCAAGGCCCAGGGGTACACCCAGACCACCCTGGCCGAGGCCGCGGGCGTTTCCCAGACTACGATCAACGATCTAGAGAACGGGGATACCCAGCGCCCTCGCGGCGACACCCTAATGGCGCTGGCGCGCGTATTGCAGATCGCTCCTAGCTGGCTTATGACCGGCAAAGGAGAGAAAAAAATGATCTACGCCGCGACGCAACATCAGGAGACCATGCTAGTACTGATGAAGCGCATGCCCTTGGCCGCACAAGAGCAATTACTTGCGATTGCCCGAACCTTCGACGATAGTCCGCCCGAGCCGCCGCCCGATCTTCTGTCGGGCAACGTGACAGTTCCGCGACTACCGAGGCCCCCGAAACCGAGTTAGTTGCTTGAGGCCCTGGCTATGCCGGGGCTTTTTACTGGGATCGGACATGAAGCTGGCACCCCTCATCCTGCTGTTGTTAGTGGCGGCCTGCGCCAGCCGCACCGCCAAGGATGTCCCTATGACCGGCGTAGAGCCAAGCTGTGCCCGGCAATGCTTGGGGCAGCACTCTGACTGCGTAGGCCAGAGTTCAAGAGCGTTTGGTGCAATGAACCAAGCACGCCTCGTGGATGCCTGTACCGACGGGCTCGAGTCCTGCCGGAACACCTGCCCAGCCAAGCCCTAACCGTCGCCGGCTGATCCCAGATCCCGCTCCGGCGGAATTAATTTCGCCCGTTCGCCAAAAAATACCGGAATTCCGTTGACACGGTTTACCGGAACTCCCATACTCCGTCTCCAGTAGCCCCACCGCACACGGCCCGCCGGGCCAGGGTAGGAGCAAGGAGTGGAGATGCGCACCGTAGTCGAGACAGTTACTCCGGAATTGGCGGCTCAATTCCTGGAAGGAAATGGCGTCAATCGGAAGCTGCGAAAGAGTTGGGTCAATACCCTGACTCGGGCTATCCAGCGCGGCGAGTGGAAGACCACGCATCAGGGTCTCGCGATCTCGCACGGCGGCCGACTTCTGGACGGACAACATCGTCTGAACGCCATCATCAATGCGGGGATTCCCGTGAAGATGGCCGTGACTTACGGCGTCGATGAAGCCGTATTCGACAGCATCGACACCGGAGCGCGCAGGAAGGTCTCCGACATCCTTGGGCTTCCGGTGGGGGTTACCTCCGCGGTCACTGAGATTGCGCGCATCACGTGGCACGAGGCCCAGCCCTCGGCCCAATTCCTGGCTGATCGGCTCTATCCGTTCATCGAGCTGGGCAAGGAAATGATGGAATACGCACCGTCGCCGCGGAACGGAATCAGCGTTGGTCCCGTCCGTGCCGCCCTGCTGGTGCGCATGGCACAACAGCCGGAACATCGTCACTACATGCTGGAGATGTACCGCAATTTGGTACTCGCCAATCTCCAGGATTTGCCACCTGTTGGCCTGAGCTTTTTCCGCCAAACGCTCACGCAGAAGCAGAACCCGAACGACTGGTTCTGCCTCGCAATGAAGGCGTTCGATCCTGCGAACCGGGATCTGCAACGCACCTTCGTGAGGGACAGCCGCAGCCTTCTGGAGGAGGCGCGTGACTTCGTCAAAGCCTACGTGACTGGCGCTGCCGCTCTCAAGCAGGCCGCCTGACCGATTAACAACTGACACCCACGTCGGCCCGCCGGGCCTACGGATGGGGGAGGGAGATAAACATGACGACTGCCGCAGCGGAGAAGTTGTACGAGGCTATGCACGTCGCAGAACACGCGGGCAAGGGATGGGTGATTTTCAATCCGGACAATCGACCGGTTGTCGATCTCCCCGTCATCTACGGGTTTAACAACGGCGGCTCGCACGGTTGGATGTCGGCTGTTCTGATCGCCGAAGACGGAACACTGCTGGGCGGCCATACGTGCACATCAGAAGCCTACATGCCGCATGACCTTGCAATCCTCGAAGGATCGCGACCGGACCGGCATGAGGAATTCCGCAAGCACTACCCCGGCGGGTATCGCATGGAGTTCATCAGCCACGAGGATGTTCTGAAGAACGCGGCACTCATGCGAGCAATCGATATTGCGAACAAGTCAAACGCCGCCTAACCACCTACTACAGAGGGAGAGAGCCGTGGAAGCGTGGTACTTCAGCGAAGCTAGCAAGAAACTCCGGTTCGGCGACGGCCGCGACATTGCTATCAGTGTCACCCATACAGCCGAGGGCAAACTGGAGTTGTGTCAGCGCGGCCTGCATGCCTCCGTGAAAGCATTCGATGCGCTGTCCTATGCGCCCGGAAACATCGTGTGGCGCGTTCGGCTGGGCGGCGAGATTTTGGAGGGCGACGACAAACTCTGCGCGCGTGAGCGGACCTACATCGCTGGTGGGATAGATGCGGAGGAAACGCTGCGCAAGTTCTCGCGGCGCGTTGCTCTCGATGTCATCCACCTTTGGGATGCGCCGGAAGTTGTGCGGCAGTACCTGGAGACGGGCGATGAGTCGTTAAGGGACGCTGCCAGGGACGCTGCCAGGGACGCTGCCAGGGACGCTGCCAGGGACGCTGCCAGGGCCGCTGACTGGGCCGCTGCCAGGGACGCTGCCAGGGCCGCTGACTGGGCCGCTGCCAGGGACGCTGCCAGGGCCGCTGACTGGGCCGCTGCCAGGGCCGCTGACTGGGCCGCTGCCAGGGACGCTGCCAGGGACGCTGCCAGTACCGCTGCCTGGGCCGCTGCCAGGGCCGCTGCCTGGGCCGCTGCCATCGAAAAATACAACGGATGGCTGGAAAAAATGCTGCGCGAACTCATGGAGGGCAAGTAATCGTGGGCTCAATCGAAGGCGATGAACTGCGCTGGGACGGCGGCAACCGCCTCGCCTCGCAGGAAGTGATAGACGCCGAGCACGCCGAGGCGCGCAGGGAGGCTCGGGAGCGTGTTGAGCAACGCATCCAAAAGCGCGACTGGGCCACGCAGGAGCAGATCAGCGACGACGTGGTACCCGTGCTCGGCGAGTACTACCGGCTGCTGCTGTGGGGGCGCAGGGACGACGCCAGGGAGCTTCTGGAGAAGGCTGTCGAGGACTCGATCGAGGCGCTTGTCGAACAGGAGGTTGCGTGATGGAGAAGCTCGCCAACTTCCTGATCTCTGGCTGGGGCATGACCGCAATGATCCTGCTGGCAGCCGCGCTCCTCTGCAGCGCCATAGCAAGTTGCAACAAGACGCTAGAGGAAGAAACGGCCGCGTGCTTGCGCAAGACGGCTAGCTTGATGGCCGCGTGCCTCAAGGACGGTCAGTCCGAATACCGGTGCCGGATAGAGGTTGAGCAGAACCGTGGTTGCTGGGTCCTCTCGACGAAAGCAACGCAGTGACCACCCGCCGCGCCCTCGGCTACGCCCTACTCGCCGCCTTCGTCGTGCTGTGCGCGCTGCTGATAGGCCCTGCGCTGTATGTGTGGTTATGACCGATCAACGAGAGAGCGGCGTGGAAGGACACGCGGGAACGCCCGTAAAACAGCCGTGGGGTATTGCTGACCTACGGTTGGGCTCTGGGGCTTGGAGCAATCCTCGCCTAGTCAGCAATAGCCGGTATCAAGCCCGGCCTCTCTCACCAACCCAGGAGCCCCCGATGCTTCGCTCAATCATCTTCGCCCTCTACCAAGTAAGACTGTGGTGGAGTCAGCTAAACGAACAGAACGCCCGATACGACGCCCTGCACGCAGAAGATACCAAGCGTCATGCACACAGGACGATCGCGCGGGAGACGACGAAGCAGATTGAACTCAAGCGGAGGATGGCATGAGCTACCGTCAGCAGGAAGAAAACGAGCAGCACTATTACGAAGTAGCCCAGGCCATACAGAACCTGTGGAACGGGCTAGGCAGCGAAGAAGACGTGCGGCTGGTGTGTCAGGCCGCAGCGATAGATGAGGGAGACGTGAATGAACAGCAACAGTGAGCGGTCCGCACTAGCAAAACTCCAGGCGGCTCGCATTAAGCTTCAAAACACGCCACTGAAGAAGTCCGGGCACAACAAGTTTGCAGGGTATGACTATTTTGAGCTGGGCGACTTCCTGCCTACGGTCAACAGGATATTTGCAGAACTCGGCCTGTGTTCGATCATCAGCTACGCGCATGACATTGCGAGCTTGCATATCCACGACACAGAGACGGATAGCTGCATCACCATTACCTCCCCCATGGCAGAAGCCCAGCTAAAGGGCTGCCACCCCATACAGAACCTCGGAGCGACACAGACCTACCTTCGTCGGTATCTCTACGTCACCGCCCTGGAGATCGTAGAGCATGACGCTCTGGATGCATCTGAGCCGGTGAAAGAGGCCAAGGTATCTACGGGCGTCATCAAGCCTACAGACGGCGCTGGAGACAGCCTGACCGCAGTCCAGAAAGAGAAGGTGGACCGTATTCGAGGGACTGTCGTTGACTGCTTCGAGGCAGGAATCCCGGAAGAAGCCTACAGGGCTATCGACACTGCTGGACTAGACGTAGATGAGAAGGTCTATCTCTGGGACAACCTGGACAGCAAGATGCGCTCGGCTCTGAAGAAGATCGGCGCTACTAAGACCGTAACTCCGCTCCACGCTTGAGGGAACCATGGGCATCAAATACGAAGTAACCGCAGTAACCGGGACGTACACGGACAACCAAGGTAACGAGAAGAAGCGTTACACCCGCATGGGAGCAGTCCTCACTACGAAGAACAAGGGCTTCGTCCTCAAGATCGAGGCTATCCCAGTCAACTGGGATGGGTGGGCGTATCTGAACGAGCCGGAGGAGAAGAAGGAAGCTCCGCGCCGGAAAGAGGCTGAAGACACGGATGGAGACATCCCCTTCTAGCTATGGCCATCAGTGAAGAAGAAATAGGCCGAGCCCTGGACTACCTCCGGGATAACGCCAGCAAGGACGCTCAGGCGCGCGCAGAGAGGATCTACAGCGAGTCTTGGGCCAAGGTAGTACTAGCCCAGGAACAGGCAAAAGCAAACGCTCCTAGCATGGCTGCGGCACAGATGCAGGCTCTAATCTCAGCACCCTACATAGCCGCCCTAGAGGCTCACAAGGCAGCGGTGTACGAGGATGAGAGACGACGGTTCCTCAGGGATGCAGCAGAGGCCCGGATCGAAGCTTGGCGTACCGAGAGCGCGACTAGACGTGCAGAAGGGAAGGCTTACTCATGACCGAACAATCGGACCGCTATCGCGAGGCGGCGGAGTGGCACGAGAAGTGGCGCAAGAGCCTGACGGAATACTTGAGCTATTCGGGCCCGCCAGCCGATCACCCTGAGCGCAAACGGACTGAGCTTGCCATCCGGGCGCACGCCGCCGCTGTTGATGTCCTCTCCAAGCTCGCCAGCGGCGAGTGGGTGCTGTGCGCCAGTTACCCTCGGACGCTCAACGGCGATGGTGTGCGGTGCTATCCGGCGCTCGATGACGAGGAGTTGCCATGACCACCCCGCGCGAGTTGGCCGATAGGCTAGGGCGTTGGCTGTCAGCGGCGCTTGACGACCCACAGGTCTGCGACGAAATGAAGGCTGACATCGAGGCATGGTTCGACGCCGGTCAGCCGTCCCTTGCCGACCAGCAGGATCAGAACGCCAAGGATGCGTGGCAGCCGATTGAGACGGCGCCGAACGATGGGACGCGAGTGATTGTCTGGCATGAACACTTTACGGCCCCGTGCAGCGCGCGGTACTACTCGCCCTCTTCAGAGTGGATGATGTACTACGGCGGCAGCTCTTTCAAACGACAGCCAACGCACTGGATGCCGCTGCCAGCTCCACCAGGCGCAGCCCGCACCCAGGAGCCGAAGACATGAGACTGCTGCGCATGATCCAACTTTACTTGGCGACCGAGGGCATCAGTCAAAACGACCTGTGTCGCGAGCTTGGCATCGACAAAACCACGTTGAGCCGCTTTCTGAACGGGAAACAGGTTCATGCAAGCACATTTGCCAAACTCTTAACGTGGGCACTGGAGCCGAAGACATGAGCGATCTAACTAAACTGGCGGAGCCGGTGGCGTGGCTGCTGACCGATGAAAAGATCAACGACCTTCAGGTATCGACTGTGTCGACGCTGGTTCAACGCGCGAAGGCAGCGCACTTCTGCAACGTGTACCTGCGCATCAACGGACGCGACGAAATATACGAAGCGGACTGGTTGAAACACCTGACGCAGACCAACCTCGACGACGAGCTTGCCGAGGTGAAGAAGGAGCGGGATGCGCTTGCCGCCGCAATGCCCAGCGAAGGTGCCGATGCAGCACTGGCATACGCAGCCGAGCACACCCGCGCCGAGAAGGCCGAGGCAGCGCTGGTGGGCTGGTCGTTCGAGCCGAGCACGAAGCATGGCATCCAGTACATGATAATCAAGGCGCCAAACGGGTACAGCGCCCACATCGCCTCGCACGCCATGAACCCGGCGAACATCCTGTACATGCTTGCTGAGGCCATCCGAGGAGCAAAGGAATGAGCGAGCTGAAGGAAGTTGCCATTTTGTTCGGCGCCGTTGCCGATCCCATCAAGCAACAGATTTCAGCTCAGTTCTTCGCCGCGCGTGATTCTGATTGTGAATGGTGGCAGCGCGATGCCGACGCTATCACTCGGCTCGATGTCTCCGGATTGTTGCCGAGAAGCGTTGTGCTCGCCACAAGGAAGAAGTTGATGAAGCGCATTGCCTCGTGCGTAACAGAACTGGACGAGGTTCCGCAGACATGAGCGACGAGAAAAAAGTTGTGTTCCTCGCTTATCGTGGTCCGATGCCAACGGCTTCTAGAGAGGTGCTTTCATGCAAGGCATGCACAAACAAGACATGGACCGTTGAATACAATTCTGATGGAGAAGGACATCCATGGTTGCGTTGCGCCTGCTGCGGAGAGAATGGCGGAAGGATTGGATGGGTGCACGAGCCATGAGTGAAGACTACAACTACGTCCGCGGCGTGCCCGACCTCGACGATGAGATCAAGCGCCTCCGCGCCCGGCAAGCTGTGCTGGTGGAGGCGCTGGTCGATTGTCAGAAGAACGTCGAGAACGCCCGTATATGGAGCGGCATGGACTGGCACTGGAACAATTTGGCAGGCTTCTACGCAAAGCGAATTCACGACAGGGCAAGCGCCGCTCTCGCACAGGGGGAGTCTGAACATGGGTAACGGTCCTTGCTGCCGCAAGTGCGGGGTACACATCAACGATCTTCACGGTGCCTATCTGGCTCGCGTGAACGAGAAAGGCGTGCCGGGCATCTGGGAGTGTCGCCCACAATGCGGCGCAACGCTGACTGAGGAAGAAGCGGTGCTAGCCGCGCTCGAACAGGGGGAGGGAACATGCAAGCCCGAATGACCGTGGAAGAAGAACGCCGGATCGAGGAACGCTTCGACTTGCAACGCGAGGCGTTAGGGCTGCTCGAAGTCATCGTGGCAGAGTGGGATAGCGACCCGATGTCTGTCCAGTGTTTCGACCTGCGCATCGTCGCTCGGGCGAAGCAGGTTGCGAAACGGTTGCGTGAGTTGCAGCCGCTATGACCATCGCACAGCAGGGGGAGGGAGGGTGAGCGCCATTCGCCCAGAAACGATTGCCAAGATCGATGCGCTACACGCCAAGATCGCCGCTTTGATCGAGGCTGAGAAGAAGTACTACTTCCGCACGCAGGGCCGGATCAACTCTCTCTGGGACAGCATTCACGAGACACAGATCGAGTGGCACGCAAACTCACCAGCCATCCGAGCGGCAGGCGAAGCTGACATGCGACGCTGGGATGGCTACGTAAGGAGCAAGCCGTATGAATGAAGCCTTCGCCATCCGCCGCCCGGATGGGTCGTATCCGCTATGAGTTTCTGGGACACGCCAAGCGGGCCCAAGACGCACCACAGGCGCACCTGCGAGACGTGCCGAGCCATGGGCTACAAGGCAGCGTGTCTATTGCCATTCCGACGCAGAACGCCACGCAAGCGCTTGCCACCGGAGAGCGCCTGGGCATTGTTATCCAGGCTCAGATACGGACGCAGGTATGGTCGAGGAACTTGACAAGAAAGTAGCCGATGCAGCAGAGAAACGCGACAAGCTTGCAGCAGCCCGCGCCCGGCAAGCTGTGCTGGTGGAGGCGCTGACGGAGGCCGAGACGGTCATGCTCATGGTCGAACCGCGCAGTCACAAGGCCGAATACCTGGCAGCGCTATACAAGGCCCGCGCCGCTCTCGCCCAGGAGAAGCAGGGGGAGGGGACGTAATGGTTCGCAATTTCTGCGACTGCTGCGGCAATGAACTTACCAGCGACAACGTGCCATCAGGCCCTGAGAACCGCGGGATGCTTTGTGGCAAGACTCCCAACACTGGCAAGCTTCCATCCTTCCAGTGGGAAGTGCTCGTCGGCATGAACGGCATTTGGAACGACGGCGAACTGTGCAAGTACTGCATCATCGATCTCGTGAACGCGGCCGATGACCGGCCGGTAGAGGCATGATGCGGCGCCAATGGAACTGGCCAGTGTTCTGGCGCGGCTTCTGGGATGGACTTGCGCTGATTCCGCTATGGCGCTGGCTGGGCTTGCTGAAATGACCCCAATCCTGCTGACCGAGGAGCGGAGGGGGTGAGCGAGCGCCGCGTTGTGTGCGCCGCGATCCGTGCTGCCGACGGCGAGTTGCTGCTCGGTATCCGGCACTACAGCCAGGACATGATTAACCTGATCAGTCAGCGGTTCGATGGCACCAAGTTCGAACACCGATTGGACGAGGACCAAGGCTTCGTCGACCAGCACGGCGTCTTCATGGACCGTTTCGAGGCGTTCCGCGTAGCAGACGCCGCCGGACAGATCACCAACCGAAACGGCTGCGGACGAGACCCAGATGGGCCGAAACTCTACAGCGAAGGGCTGTACTGATGACCCTGCTCCTGACCGACGACGAGCTGGAGACGCTGACCGGGTACAAGCAGGCAGCGCGGCAGATCGTCGAGCTCAAGCATCTGCGCATCCCGCATCGCCTACGTCGGGATGGCACAATCGTCGTTTTCAGGGAGGACTGCCGTGCGACCGAGGAAGAAAGACCGGCATCTCCCCGCGTGCGTGTACCTAAAGCACGGGGCTTACTGGTACGTACACAAGGGGAAGTGGACGAGGCTCGGGGATGACCTCCAGAAGGCCCTCGCCGTCTACGCCAAACAGTTTGAGGTCAGGTCTGTAGCAGGCACCCTCCCCGCCCTGATAGATGAAGCCTTCCCCTACATCACCGCCACGGTCTCAGAAGGAACGAGGAAGCAGTACCGGTCGGCAGCAAACCACCTGAAGGAGGCTTTCAAGGAGTTCGACCCCCAGAACCTTCAGAGCGCCAACGTCCGACACCTCCGCAGGATGCTCTCGAAGATGCCCAACACAGCTAACCGGTGCATCAGTGTCCTCCGGATGATCTATGCCTGGGCCCGGGAGGAAGAGATCGTCTTTCATGACCCCTGTGAGGGAATCGACCGACTCAAGGAAGGCAAACGTGACCGCTACATCACCGACGAGGAATGGGACGCTCTAAGGGGCGCTGCCTCTCCACTGGTGCGCAACATCCTTGACCTACTGTACTTCACCGCGCAACGGGTTGGTGACGTACTCAGCATCAAGCTCACCCAGATCACCGATCAAGGCATCGTCTTCAAGCAGAAGAAGACCGGAGCGCGACTAACGGTATCCTGGTGCCCGGAGCTGGAGGCCGTCGTAGCCTCCGCCAAGGAAGGGAACATCCGCGCGATGACCCTCCTGCACAACCGGGGTAAGAGAATCGCCTACAGCACCTTCCACGACGCGTGGCTGGCCCTCTGTCAGGCCACCGGGGTAGAAGACGCACACATCCACGACATCCGCGCCAAGAGCCTTACAGATGCCAAGAGGCAGGGCCATGACCCCACTCCGCTAGCAGGCCACAAGAACGCGCAGATGACCGAGCGCTACATCCGAAGGCGGGAAGACGTGCTCGTAATGGGGCCGAGTATTAGACGGGAATTAGACAGAGACAGCAAAAACAAGAAGATGGGAGACTGAAATAAAGTTTTGCAGCAGGTGCGATAAGTAAAGCAAGGAATTGAAACGAGAGATGAAACAGACAACGCATGTCTAATACAGACAGCGTAGTTAGGCCGAAATCACCGTAGGGAGATTTGGATGGGACAGGGGAGTATTAGACAGTGAGCGCCACAATTGCGCTGTGGATAATTGCCGGCTGCGCGACTGCCCTAGCGATATGGGCATGGTTTCATCCGCTGAAAAAGCGGTATCCTGTGGTGACCTGGAATGAGGCCGGCCAGATTGTTTGCGTGACTCTTCAGGATGACGAGGGAAAGATCGTGCGCGTGCTAGCGGAGTCGGCGAATCCGCCAATAACCCCGCGAGCCAAGGTGGTGGAATAGGTAGACACAGCGGACTTAAAATCCGTCCATTGTCGGTTCGAGTCCGGCCCTTGGCACCAATATGGAAAAGCGATTTTGCAGGGCGTGTTGGAAACATGCGCCCATGGACCATTTCTACCAAGCCGCTGACTGTCTTGGCCGGACAGTGTTTCGCTGCAAGACTATCAATCGTTTCGACATCATGGCCGATAGCCCAATGATGCAGATGCTGTGCGTCTTCCGCTCAACCGGGGATGAATACTGTTCTCTGGATTGGGCGTTCGACGACATGTACACGGTTCGTCAAGCGTCAGCCATATTGACCGCTCTGTGGAGACAGGGCCTACTGGAGCGGCGCGGCCCAGAAGTTGAGCCGACCACCGGACAGAAGTACTACTTCTACAAGGCTACTTACACGCCTGAACCACAGGAGCCGCCTCGTTCGGGCACTTGACCCCACACAGGGCGATGTCCTTCTCGGACAGCTTGGCATTGGCTCCGTCACGGATGATCTGGCGCTCGACGGAGGTGAGGGCAGCGCAGTACTTGGAGGCGCCTGAAACGAGTTGATCCTGGGCCTTCATGGGGATGAGGGAACAGGCGGGCAGGAACACGAGGGCGAGGAAAGCGTATTTCATTCGTCAGACTCCAGTTTGTCAGGGGTGAACATTGAAATGAGGGTGGCCACGATCCCGGCCATGGCTACAGCGACTTCTGCGGGGATGTCCAGGTGGTAGAACTGGTGGGCGATCCAGGCGGCAATAGTCATGACGAAACCCGCGATCATTTGCGGAACGATCTTCTTTCCTTTCATCGCACCTTCACCTTGGTTGGGACGGAGATCGAGACTCCGAACAGGGCCTCCCACAGCCAGCGGAAGAACCTACTCAACCACATCGACTTCACCCGGGATGGTGATGACCACGACTTGTGGTTCCGAGAGGATGAACGGCTTGCTGTCCGATCCCAGGACGTTCCCAGCCGAGTCCAGACGGGCCACGGTAGCCACGTAGGAGCCCGCAGGCAGGTCGATCTCGAACGGGCTTCCAGCAGATGCCTGGGAGATGTTGGCGTCCCCAGAAATCGTTACAAGCCAGTCACCAGGGATCGTCCCAGCGGGGAACCGACCGTCTACTTCTTTCCACGTTACGACTCGCTTCATTTATCTCTCCACAGTGAAATTGCAAGGATGATCGCCAGTATCAAAGCGACGCCTACCGTGATTCGTGCGAACCACGTGTAGAAGACTGTCGCGGGTCCTGTCGGGTCGAACCAGATCAAGTTGTAGTGTTGGTAGTCAGCAGGATTGATTTCAGCTTCCCCCGTCTCTCGAACCAGAGCTTCCTGGCCCCGAGTTTTCGGGCTTCTTCCATGACTACAGTCATCGCGTTGTGCCCGAAGGAGCCGTGCATCATGGAAATGAAGTACTCGCCATCCCCCACGAGCCGGGCATTGCAGACGGCGACGTAGGGCTCCTGCCTTTCAAACCCGCCGTCTTCGGAGCCGTAGATGCGGACCTCGAAGACGACCGGATGGATGTGGGCATGCAATCAGCGCACCTCGCACCATACTTTCCCCTTGGTGGCCGCATTGCGCACCCGGAAGGTCAGCCCGGAAACAACTCCGGCGCACTTCCAAATGCGCTCGTCGTCCCGTTCCTCGCCCACCAGGATGCATCCCTCGGTGTCGTCCGGCCCGTTGCCGCCGTGAAATCTGACGCCCTCGAAGTTCGGCACCTTGAGCAGCAGCGGCAGAGGCTTGCCGAAGCGCTCACTGAACGTCACCACGACTTCGTATCGGCCAGTCGGGATGGCGGTCTCGTTGGGGATTTTGCGGTCCCTGACGGCGTCCTCGAGCGTCCACGCGAAGTGCTGGCCGTCGATCAGCAGCTCGCCGAGCGTGCGGTCGTCCCTGAGGCTCTGGCGCTGGAGCAGGAGGTTCACTGAAGGTGCAACTGCCCTTTGGCGGAAAGCCAGAGCAGCAGGCTGATCGCCACGACGCCAGCGATCCAGAACACCTTCTTGACGATGGACTTCCCGACCTCGGTATAGATTTGCTCGATCACCTTGGCCGCTGCTGCGGTGGCGATCTTGTCGATCTGTTCTTCCGTGAGCGGCGGGTATTGCCGGCGTTCTTTGCCATGGTAATCAGTCATCCCGGCCCCGACGGTCGATCCAGCCCCGGGTACGAAGGTCGGCGGTACCGGCAGTTATCCCGGTATCGTGAACCGCTCGGATTTGTGCGCTTGTGTTGGTTGGGACCTGGGCCTCTGCAACTATTCTCGCGCTTGTTGACCCTACCGCAACTACCCCCGAAGTGCCCAAGGCATTACCCGAGGCGGTGATGGCAACATCCGCCAGGTCCGGATCATATAGTCGCAAACCGCCTGTATTTGATGTCCCGCCAAGCTGTGCCTGAACCAACGCAATCACCTTGATTCCGGACGGCACAGTTACCGCATAGTTAGCGGCGGTGGTGCTGATCGTGGCAAAGCCCGCACTATTGTCCTGAAGGTTCTCCCACTGGAACATATCCCCGAACTGGTTCCACTGAATCCAGACGCTCGAACTCGTCCGCAGTGAAGCGATACGGCGGTAGTACGTGTACCCAGAAGGAAGACTCGGCGTCAGGGACGCATCGATCAGGATTTCCCCGGTCCCGTCCGAGTCTTTGCGCATTGCGAAGACGTGGAGAGTCCCCGCCGCTGGGATGGCTTGGTTGTTCAGCTTGTTGGCTGAGTTCCCCGCGGACCACGCGGTAGAGGCTGACAGCGCACACCCCGTAATCGCGGAGAGGGTGATATTGGCCGCATTCGTCGAGTCCCTACACTGCCCCGCAGCGATGTCGAACGTCGTTATGGTCTGGTAGGTAAGCCCGAATCCAGCGAGATAGGAACGAGGCAGGAACAACCCCAAAGAGTCAGCACCTACCGCTATCGTTCCTGAAGTCGCAGGAGGCTTGAGGGTGATAGCCGTCCCTGTAGGGATGTTCGTATCGACATCGAACAATATCTTCTTCGTGATGTCGGCAGAGCCATATACCGCAAAGGCGTTGTCTCGAATCGCAGAGAAGAACGGGATGATCCAGTTCCCCGACCCCATGGAGTACGCAATGGCGTGGTCTCCAGCAGACGTGGTGATATCCGTCTTCCCTGGGGTGATAAGACTTGTCGCGTTGTACTTGATCGGGACCGCGTCATCAAACTGGAGGATCTTCCACATCCCCGCAGACAGAGTCCCGAACCCCGTGACAGTAGTCGTCCCGGTGATATCTACGATGAGACCTGTCGCCGTCGAGAGATCCACCGTGGAGGCCGAGGCGATATCGGAACCCTTGAACGCGAGGTACTTCCGGACAGTCGCTTGGATCTGCCGAAGGTTGTCGTCCAGGTTCGTCGAGATCGACGTGGACCCTGATGGGTTATTTGACCCTTCGCTATCACTCCACGATGCCAGGTTACTGCTTACATCAGCGGCCATTGTTCCTCGCGTTGTTGGTAACGGTGACAGCAGGAGCGGTCAGGATCGGGAGTCCTTCCCCAATCTGACGAGCAACACGGGGCCGCATCGTGAGAGCAGCGAGAGCGGCCTTCTGACCGAGCGGGTTGTAGAGGGCTGGAATGGCCCCAGCCGCAGCGACCGTCCACGGGTTCAGGAAGTGCGCGCCTGCTGCCCCACCAGCAGCCAGAGCAGCGAGGGAGCGGTAGGGAGTCCCCGAGTCAGGAAGCTTGTCCTGTAGAACCGTCTTCCCGGGGCCGGACAGGTCCTGCATCAGGGCTTTGCCTTCCGCATACCGCGCCTTGTCCTTGGAGGGGTCTGACATCTTCACGGCACGATCCAACTGTGCTGCTGTGAATACGTCGTCAGTACCGGCAACAGCCGCTTTCTGCACCCGCTTGAAGTTCGCCCATCCTTCATTGATCGCCGAGAGTTCCCGGGCCTTCTGAGGATTGGAGCGCTGAACCATGGAGCGGAATGCGTCCTGCACTTCCTCGATGCGTCCCCCCAGTTCACGGGAGTCGAAACTCGGGTCCCGTTGGAAGTTGCGAGAGAGCCGACTAAGCTCGCTCTCAATCCCTTTCATCGTCTCCCCGTCGATAGACTGGCCATTACGGAACTTGCCGCCGATCTGAGTCTTGACGATGTCGTTGAGTTGCTTCCTCTGTGCGGCAGGCAGGGTCTGAGCAGCAGCCCGGATCGTCTGCATGTCCGTGAGGAACTGCGGGTCCATCGTGGTCGTGAGTTGAGGCAGCAGAGCGTTGTACTTCTGGCTCAACTTGTCCCCGACGTACTCGACTGCGTTTCTACCGATAGCCACATCCGGAGGAATCTTCTCGCCGATGGGCTTGAGAGCGCGATTGAAGGCCGCTTCGTTCAGCTCCGAGACAGCGCGGCTACGCTGGTTCTTAACCAGATCCCCGAGGATCGGGATGCTTCCTAGCGCTTCCTCGGCACGATTCCACCCACCCCCCAAGGCTTGTCCAGGAGTGGGAGTCACCCCTTCCTTCTTAAGGGCCAGGACTCCTGGGTTGGTCTGCGGGCTGAGTAGACGGGGCAGGAAGGAAACACCAGCCCCAACGCCGGAACTGGCTGCCGTGTTGAACCCGCGCTCCCCCATGTCTTCAGCGGGACTTACAGCGCCTTGCAAGGCTCCCAGAGAGGCTCCTTGCCCCATCGTGCGGGGCATCATCAGACCTTCTCCAAGGGCTCCCACCTTCGCTCCCATTTTCCCTAGCATCGGGGCCTTGCCGGCGAGAGACAGAACGCCACCAGGTCCGTAGGACGAGGCGATATCCATCCCGAGAGCGCCGATCTTGCCCTCGGTCGTCTCCATCAACGGAGCGTCAAGAGCCTTCTTCTCTGCGGCCAGTTCTCCAGGAGCACCGAATAGTTGCTTCAGCCCAAGACCGTAGTCAGCGAGTCTCGCTCCTGCTCCCGAGAGGACCTTTTGGTTCTCCGTCATCCCCTTGGTGGGGGAGTATTCCGGGAGGTAGCCAGGATCGGCGTAGGAGGTCTTTACCTTGGCGTTGGCGAGTTCAAGCAGTTCGTCATCAGAGAGGTCGGTTAGAGCCCTATCGCTCACTTCACCAGCCCCCTGCGCTTCATCTCGTCAGCGATCTGTTGAGCGGTATACCCACTTCCCATCTTCGGCTTTTGTTGTTGGCCGTACTTCTGCAACACAGGGTCATCGAATAGGGACGATTTACCAGGCCCGTCCTCCCACGCCGTGTCAGCACCTTCGTAGGTGTTCTTGTCCTTCCAGTAGGTGTCGAAGAAGCGCTTCTGAATGCGCGCCCTATTCGCTTGAGCGATGCGATACCGGATCAGGAAGTCGTTGGCGTCGTTCGTGTTCGTCAGGCGGGCTTGGGTTTGTTCAAGTCGTTTCGCATCGGACTCTGTTTGAGGACCCTTCTGGGCCAACTGAGCCTGCATCACCGACTCGGAGAGGAAGGCTCGAAACTTCTGCGCATCCGTGGCGTACTGCCCCCCATCCTTCACCCCCATCGCATCCAGGGCGGACGAGATGCTTTCTCGTACCGGGGAACTCCAACCCATGCGGGACCGATTGTTGATATCCAGCATGGTTTGCAACTGTGGGATCGACTTCGCTGCTTGGTCGGACTCCACCTTGATGGCGTCGTATGCCTTGACGTTCAGTTCGCCCTTCCCTTGCTGCTCCTTCTTCTCCAGGGGCGGCATGCTCTGGCTGATCTGAATGCCTGCCGATTTCGTGTACGGCTCACCTTCCCATGCGACCTCATGGGTGATCGGATCGCGCCAGACTTCCTTGACCTTGTCCCCCCCAGCGCCCTCGATGGACTTCACCGGTTTCGGGGGTTTGGTGGTGTCAGCGGTGTAAATCTTGGCCGCATCACCCTGAAGGATGGCGATCTTGCGGTCGATAGAGCGCTGCTTGATGGGATCGGTAGTGGCGTCGCGTTGCTCGATCAGACTGTTGATTTGCGCTTCCCGGTCTTCTTCCCGCTTCGCCTTCTTGCCTACGTATTCAGCTTGAGTGCGATTGATCCCAATCTGCTCCCGACGCATGGCCGCTTCGTCCGCAATCTGCTTTACCCGGGTTTGACGATCTCGCTCCGCCTCATAGGCTTCCAGGCCCATGAGACCGCCCCTGCCGAACGCAGGGCCGAACGCGCCGTAATGCCCCGTGTTGTTGGCCAGCATCCCCAAACCCGCTGCCAGAGCCCCTATGGGCCATGCTTCCTGGCTCGCGGGATTCGCAGACGGGCTCCCGGTAGGAGCAACGCTTGAGTATCCGGAAGCAGGCGGGAACGCTTTCTGCCCTAGCCATTCGCTTGCCGGCGTCTGCTCTGTAGGCCCGTAGTTGGGGATAACTTTGGGGAAAAGCTGTGTTTCCGGTACGATGCCTTCCCCAAGGCTGTACTTTGGCTGCTGGCTAAACGGGCTTTCCGGGAGCGGTTGACCTTCCAAGCGGTAGTCGTAGGGCGTGCCCATCCCGATATAGCCGTGGCTGCGACCAAAGAACTGGGGGATCGGTTGACGGAGCCAATCCCAATCTGTCACTTCGTCCATGGAGGGTCCTATGAGATACCTACTGTTGATCCTGTTGGCGGGTTGTGCCACGCAAGAACGGGTCGAGAGAGCTTCGTCCGGCGACCTGTGCAACCCAAATGGCTACTACCGCTGGACAGACGAGGGCTACCGACTCACTGTCCTTGAGTTGGAGAAACGCCGGGTGAAGTGCGAACTCCCCAGCTACGCCGCCGGCTACAACGTCGGGCCAGTGATCGTTATCGACGGCCGGTATTGAACGCAGTCGGTCGTGGAGAGAAGGGATTGAACGGCATCATGGGAGCGCGGTAGCTCATCACCGGAGTTACCGGGATGGGCTGCTGCCCCATGCCTCCCAACCCCTGAAGGGCGGACAGAGCAGCCAACGGACTGGGCTTGGGGTTGGCGTACTGGGCCAACATTCCCCGGTTCATCTGTTCACCTAACCCCGGAGGAATCTGGAGGCCCGGCACCCCAGGTTGAGACCCGGGAGAGGAGGGGGAACCCATCGTCAACCCGAGGGCCGGACCATTTGGCATCCGCAAACCCTGTTGCGGACCGAACATGTTGAACATCAGAGAAGTCCTCCAAGTAGACCAACACCCGCACCGATAGCAGCACCGTAGGGACCGCCGATAGAAGCCCCGGACCCGATCATGTAACCGAGCCCCGCCCCTCCAAGGGCTCCCCCGATTCCAGAGGCCGCGCGGTTACGCTGATAGGGGTTAGGCCCTGTGGTACTCCCAGCCCCTCCGATAGCCCTTCCCAGCGTGTTGGCGAAGTAGTCGGTGCTCTCCCTCGGGTAGTTGTAGAGGTCGCTCAACAGGTCTTGTTGGTAGTCCTGCTGAACGTCTCCGATCCCCGCAAGGGCCTGTGCATCCTGGTACTCAGCCTGTGCATACTGAGGAGCGAACATCGCCGCCCTCATTTGATTCAACCGCTCGGCGTTGTAGAGTTCTCCACCGGCTTGCGCCAAGGTATCCCCGAAGGCCCGGTTGTTCGCCCCCATGGTCTCAAGGTAGGCCGAGGACTCTCCTAGAGGTCCGGCTCCGGCATTGGCAAAAGCCGCCGCAGTCTGAGGGGCGATCCCTCGCTGATACTCGTCCCGAATCCTGTCCATTGTCGGCGCCCAGGCAGGGTTCGAAGTCGGGTCCAGGTACTTCCCGTTCACGGTGTCGGTCAGCATCTGATTCGACCCCGTCATCAGAGGGGAGCCCTGAGTGGCCCGGTCCCGGATCATGCTGAAAGCGGTGTTCTGATCCTGTGAGAACGGGGCAATGCGATCCTTGTAAGGCTGATTGGCGTTCGCCCAGGAGACATTGAGCAATCCCCCTGCATACGGAACGGCCCAATCCGGGATCTCGTTCTTCGTGACTGTTTCCTTACCGCCGCCGCCACCCATTCAGATGTCCTTGTAGTAGATCGTTGACACGGGTATGTATCCTTTCGGCTCCCAATTTCTTGCTGATTCACACTTCAACCGGATCGCTCCGAAACCCTTGGCGATCTCGATCAACTGAGGCTCATAGGTCTCCACCGCGTTTCCATGGGTGGAGTACGCAATCCAGATGTGCAAAGACATCCCGTCGTGCATCCTCTCGGGATAGCAGATGACGAAGGTGTCTTCTGTGATGAAAAGTTGTGCCGAACCCGCTTTGAGGTTCGCGTACACGTCTTCATCGATCCAATTGACTGGGCCGCGCTTTCTAACGACAGCCAGTCCTTCCTTGATTCTTTCCCAGTACTGACGAACATCAGCAGGCGCAATCGCGACTAGACTCTGTGCCACGTATCCCCGTCGGAGATCACATCAATGGCGTCGTACTGCGCCGCAAGAGTCCGGGTCGTCTGTCCATCAATGAGATCAGGACTCGACACCAGAACATTGCTTCCCGCGTTGATTCGCTTCACCGCGACGCGCTTCGACTCTCCCAAGTCAGCAGCCAGGAGGGTTACTGTTAACCCCGCGGTCGGCGCGTTCGCCACGATGAGGGCGTCGTTCTGGTTACAGGTGTAGTCAGAAACCACAGAGGTCGAGGGCCACAGATACCCGTCTTTCCCCTGGTCCATCGCAGTGATGAGTTCCGAGTGGAACCGGTTCAGCTTCTCAACGAGAGCGCGTAGGTCGGGATCATTGAACTTCGGCAGTACCGGATTGCCGACCTTATTCAAGTCCGCCCTTTTTCGGTCGGATATCGGCTCCGTACACCTCGAAGTCCCCGATCATGTCCTGACGGAATCGGTGGAACCTCGACGAACGCATGAAGTCGTACCGGCCGTTCTGGAGGGAAGTGGTTACCCCTGTGGTCAGGTTGTCCCCCAGGTATTCCCGGTAGTAGTTCGTCAGTGTTGACGACGTTGGTTTCTGCGCCCACCGGGGAGTAATCCCCAGGATCGTGGTGAAGTACTCCTCATCACCATAATCCCCAGTCACAAAGTAGGCCGTCTGACACGCCCCGTTCAACAACTGAACAAGGTGGGATGTGTTGATGATCGACGGGACCGGTCTTGAAGCCTGATAGAACTGGTCGTATGGGATGTTCGGAAGATCCGCATACGTGGAATACGTCGCTCCCAGATCGTCGTAGACCGTCCCCGAAGGGATGTACTGCACCGCGTACTCAATCGTCTGGTGATCCAGTCCCCAACGGCCCGTCTTGTAGTTGTAGACGATGCAGCGGTTGAGGGTGGACTGCCCTTCAGACGGGTAGTGCCACTTGATGAGGGTCCGGTCGAAGTCGTGGACGCCGATGATCTTGGAAGCGTTCTGCTTTGAAAGATCAGCGAAGAACCACTGCTTGACCGGTGAATCGAGAGGAACCGCCCTCGCGCCATCAAACACGTAGAAGTCTTCATAGCCGGGGAAGTAGTGGGCAGTCCCAACTGAGACAACCGCTTCGTTTCCTGCGACTCCAACCGTCCCCGGAATCTCATCGAAGCGCCAGATGAAAGGGGGTCCGGTATAAACCCCGACATACATCGCCCGTTCCTTGTAGACGATGATGTTGTCGCCGAGTCTTACTCCGGCTGTAATAGGGCCGGGAGAAGAAGTCAGTCTTCCTGTTGCTGCTTGGGTCGCAATGGCAGGCGTCCAGGAGGTGTAGTCTCCCAGCGCACAGCACCACCAGCGGTCAGGAGAGGTCCCGTAGGTGCCGTCAATCGTGTCGAACGCGAAGACGAACTGGTTGACCGTCTCGATTATTCCGGCCTTGGGAGCGGTGGACTGATCTGCGAATGACCCAGTCGTCGAGACTTGAATGACCTCGGACTTATTTGTGGCGAGTGTTACGTCCCCGTACTGGGTGAACCTGAACCGGTTGGTAGAGGTATACCCCCCTACCCGGGAACGATCCGTGTAGGCCGTCCCTGAAGTCGCTTCCTCGATCTTCGCAGTCGAGGCAACGAAGAACCGGGCGGTGTTGTCCAGCTTCTTGACGATTGCCGCCCCTGTTGCCGCCCCAGCCGCAGCAGGAAGCCCAATCGTTACTGGAGACGGAGCCCCACGGAATCCCCTGAGTGTAGGGATGATGTGGTTACAGTCAGTCCAAATGCCGGGGGTGGCCTGATCGAGGTCAGGCGCGAAACCAGCCCACCGGAGTTTCACGGATTCCCGGTGTCGGAACGCATCGTCAGAGCCGTTCCTGAAGCTCTATCCCTGTCGTCCTCAGTTTGAAGGGCTGCAATTGCTTCCCCGTAGAGCGACTTCCACATCGCGAGCCGTTCATCGTTGACGATATGCGGTTCTGCCGCCGCGAGGGTCCCGTACAGGTACACATCTGGGGCGTTGGTCAGCACCCAGTTTGTTGCATTCGAATCGGAGAGTGCTTGGAAGGCAGCGAAGTAGTTGATGGGGACCGAGTAGACCGCATTCGGAATAGGACCGAACAGGACGCTCTCCCCCTCGATGGAGTAGACCTTCGGCCTGCCGTTCGTGGTGTAGCGCTGATACATCTCCTCGGTACTGACGAAGGTCAGCTTTTGAGCATCCCCAGAGATGTAAATCCGCTTCATCTGACGGTAGCGGGTCGGGAGGGTTACTCCACGAGTGCTAGCGACTGTCGATAGCGTCGTCTGCGTCTCCATCGCACGGATACGGAGCTTCCGATTGAAAGCCGCCTCACACAAGGCGATGAAGTCAGGGATCTGGGAGACGAGGTCGTCCCGGTGGAGCCAGTTCGCTACCGAAGCTTTCAGATCGGTGTAGTTAGCGAGCGCCAAGGAATCCCCAGTCTATTTTGTATGCGTGATTGCCGATGAAACAGGCGTTGTCGTGGATGTAGTCCGCGTTCGGCGTTGGACCAGCTTCGTAGTTGTAGTACTTGATCGACGGAGAGCGCAGGAAATTCCCTGTCACCACAGGACGGGTTTCACAGGACTCCTTGACTCTGTTCACGTCGTCACCAAAAACCACGAAGCCATACCAGGAAGACTCACCGATTTCCTTCTGCGTCTTGAGCGGGAATCGGGAGGCGTTCTCTCTCCGGACCCTGATGATCTCCGGGAGCTTCTCCAACTGGACCAGTCCCAGCGCAGCCTGTATCTCTGTAGGCCGGACGTTGTATCCGGGGTAGATGAAGTCGAATTGACCAGGCTTCACTTTCAGAACATTGTCTTCAGGAAGGTGACGGGTCCATCCGTGGGACCGCAGGCACAAGAGCATCTCGTACAGCTCACGGCTGTCCGTCGTGATCGCGCCGCCCTCACCACAGCTAATGTGATGAGCGAAGTAGAACGAGTGGGAAGCCATCAGCCCGAAGGAGCCGGTTTTCTTGCCCTGGTACACCGCTCCTAGAGATTCGCAGTTGTCCTCAAGAACCTGAACCCTGCGGGGGAAGCCGTAGAAGTTGTTCGGGTTCCCCAGAAGGTTCACCGCGAGAATCAGGTCCGGATAGTCTTCACACGCATTCCACAACCCCATCTGGTCGTAGTTGAGGGTCTGCCTGTCGATATCGACAAACCGGAGCTTCCACCCGTACTGCTGGAATGGGGAGTAAGAGGTCGCCCAGGAAACCGCAGGGACAACGACCGTCCCGGGGCCGTGTTTCAGGGTGTAGGCAGCGACCATGAGAAGATTCGCCGAAGACCCGGAGTTGACCATCACTGCGTACTTGGTCCCGATGTACTCGGCAAACTTCTGTTCAAACTTTCGGACGCGTTCACCCATTGTGAACATGCCGGAATTGACGACTTCTAGAACGGCGTTCTTTTCCTCAACGCCGTAGGAAGAACTCGCTAACGGATGTCTTTCCAGGATTAACCCGTCGTTCAGCATCGCGTGATACAAAGGGTCGGTACTTGCGTTGCCCCTTGCGGTGTTCCAGGTACTGACTGAGTTCTGAGCTTCCAATCACGTCCTCATAGCCTCTCCCCATCGGGGATAGATTCCTCTGCGCGATGTCCTTCAGTGCTACCTTCAGTGCGTAGCAGTCGTGCCAGCCCGGTTGCTTGAAGATGTTCCCGGTCAGGTAAACCGCCTCGTACTGAGCCTTGAACTTCGGCCAGTCCGGGTGGGTCTGGTTGAACCCCAGAAACCCTGTTTCGGGGTACGTCCCTTCCCTACCGAAATAGGTCACACAGGTGTCTTCCACCAACCCCAGTAAATAGTCTTTACTGATCGGTTCATGACACACCACGTCCGCATCGAGCCAGAACGTGTAGTCGTCCTCAACGGCCAACTGAGCGAACACCTTGTTGCAGAACTTCCGCGCATCCCAGGTGTAGCTGTAGTCGCCTTTTGCCGTCCCGTTAGAGCCTGGAATCAGCTCGGATATGGAGAAAAACGCCTTCCTGTTCTCCAGTTCCCTGAGAGGCCGGTACTGGACTTTTGCATGCGAAAAGTCCGGCGGCTCCTTCTCGTAGAAGACTACGAGATCACACGGCCACGTCTTTACGAACGTTTCGAGTAAATGTTTTGCGTAGCGCTCGTACCCATGGGACGAGAACGTCGTTATCGCTTTCAACCCGCTCCTTTGCGAAACCGTTTTGCAATTCTTCAGCGGTGAACTGGGAGTACGCGAGACTCCAGAGTAGAGGCTCCCTTTCGGGGTAGCTCGGCTTCTCTATTTTCGAGAGAGGATCTTCAATAGGTTTGGTACAGGTTTGAAACGAATATGCCGGTATACCCATGCAGATCGCATCCAGCGCCGCTGAAGAACTCGACGTGACCAGAGCCCAAGCACCTCTCAAGTCCTTGTCTATCCCACCAATACCTTTAGCCCGTACTTTGATCGGGCGGTCCGTGTACTTCCGGATTTCGTCTTTGATCTCTCGCTCGAAATTGGGGTGACCCCCGAACCTCAAGGCAAACCCTGTCTGTAGGGCGATGAGGATGTGGCCCCCATCCTTGGTCCAGGGCTGAATCCGTCTCTTGTGCTTCTCCCACCGATCCGGAGGAACATCACGTATGTATGGTTGGGTGAGAGCGTTCTTGGTGAACCGCCACCACTCGCCTCTAACACCTGTGTACCCGTAGTCCAACTGATACCAGTTGAAGCCGGCGTTGATCGTGTCATCCCTGACAACTGTATTCGTCACCCCGTGGATCAGGGAGTGACCGCCTTCGTACTCTTCCGCTCCAGAAATCCGTGCTTGGTAGGACTTCGCTACCGGGGTGATTCTTCCTTTCCCTAACCGGCCGAAGCCGTAGGCGACAACATCGCCTTCCTTTCTTGATGCCACAGGTCGGCCATTTCGCTTTGAGCGTATTCCGAAAAGCACGGAGTACCTTTCGTGTAGTGGATGATCTTGGGAGGACCCATCTGATTCTCTTCCCCCACAAGGTAGTTCCATTCCCTCGGGAGTTCCCCGATTCGATCAGCCCAGACCATCTGGTGCAGATTCAACCCAGTCCCGAAATGCACGTATTCAGGGGTGAGGGTTTTACAAAGCTGATTGTTAAATATCATGAGCGACGACCAATTCTTCCGGGAGTACTGAGTCTGCTTCGCCCCCAGGAACTTCGTCTTCTCCTTCGGCTCGTAGTCGTGTTTCACACACTGAACCGCGTACCGGTGTTCCTGGACCGGGGTCATGTACTGAGCTAGCCAAGCTATGTCGACCTGGCACAGCATGTCGCAGTCCATGAATACTGCCCATCCCTCGTAGTTACAGAGGTAGGGCACCATGAACCGGGAGATGCTGAAATCAGTGGATTCGAGTTCCCCCCTGGGACGGTCGAATATTTCGACCAGGTTCCGTCTGTTCAGGGGGGTGATTTCAACCGGGATCGAGGACCGACTCAGGATCGAGTGGGACAGGACATGGAAAGCTACGGTTTCCTTGTCGTCGTACCCGATGAAGATTTTCACAGTCTCTCGGCCACCATCTCGACAGGCCACTTGTCGGTTTGGCGGAACAGCTCGATGCTGTCGTACCAGACCGACTTCGATCCGGTCATCCCGTACCACCAGCGTGGGCGGTTAGGAACAAGGACGTATGCCTTCTTCCCCAAAGCACCAGCAAGGTGAATTGCCGCTGTCGTCACAGACACTACGCAGTCGAGTTCCGCCACCAGAGCGGCTGTCTCATCGTAATCCTGAGCTTCCGAAGCGCGCTTCCAGTGGTGGATCTGGATACCGTGTTTCGCCTGAAACTCCGCGATTTCCGCTGTGGGATCTTTGTACTGAAGACTTACCCACGTAGCGTCCTTGGAAAGGATCGGCAACAAGCCTTCGAGATTGAAGGATCTCCGATGCCTGAAGGTATTCGCTAAGCCACCGGTCCAGGCTATCCCGATCTTCTTTCCAGGAAGAGTATCTAGCAGCGCCCTCCATTGGAGTCGTCTTTCCGGATCTGCGACCAGATAGGGAGTCCCAGGAAAGTCCTCGTCCTTCTGTCTGTAGTGTTTCCCAAAGGTCCCAACCAGACAGCTCGTATCGACTTCAGCCGTCCAGCCCCGCGGCTTCATGTAACGAGTCCCGTGAACCTCAAGACCCGGGAAGGAGCGTCTTACCAGTCCCTCCAACCGAGCATCGGTCTCGTAGACGATCTGATTGTCTCGTCTGGCTTCCCCCATGATCGAGAGGAAGGAGATTTCGTCTCCGATACCCTGTTCACTCCGGACGAACAGGTTGCAGCCCTTCTCTCCGGCCCAGTAGGGTTCGCCCCTCAAGGGCTTCATGATCCGGAAGGGCGAGTTGTCGATCATCGCCTCGTACCCTTCCCAACCTTCAGCCCAGTTGTGCAGCATCAACTGTGCGTATCCCCTGGACTCCTTTACGTCCTTCTGATCGGGGTTTATGGCGAGACTTCGATCCGCGTAGGCGATGGCCAACTGAGGATTGCACTCGTGGACTTCCATCAGCGCCAGATTGTTCAGCGGCGGAGTGGCGTCCGGCTTGATCTTGAGGGCCTTCTTCAGGGCCTTCCTTGCCTCGTCACTCTGGTTGCAGGCCGATAGAGCCAAACCCAGGTTCGACCACGCCTGATACTTGTGCGGGACGAGTTCAGTGCAGCGTCTAGCCAGAGTTGCCGCTATTCCCCATCTCTCAGCCTTGATGAAGGTTGAGCAGAGAACGAAGAGCGCTTCGGGGTCATTCGGGTTCTGATTCAGAACCTCCGAGCAAATCTTCGCAGCAACGTCGGGTTCCGTCCCGATGAGGCTATGCGCCTCCAGTAACCTGGGATTCAACGATGAACGATATTCGTTGTTTTCAGGTAGCGGAACTCTCGGCTGTTCACCTTCTTGAACAGCTCTTGATTGTCCTTGATGTTGACCCCCTCAGCGTGCCATTTCAACAGAAGTACGGCAGGGATGTGGGCATAGTGAACAGTTGAATGCTTCATGCCCTGCCGGGTGTAATCGTCGTCGTTTGCCAAAGACTTGGCGTGTTCGAGATTCGGCTCCGCATCAGCCTCGTAACTGATGATGGATTCATCAGTGAGGTCGTTGTGCTCGAACATCGTCTTGACCCCGGTCAGGGGGTCATAGTCGAGGAGTCTCTTCACCTTTCTCGACTACGCTTTTCGTGGCGAGATCCTTCGTGATCCCGACAATGGAATTGAGATCCGGTTCCACCTTCTTCCGGACGGGTTTCAGTCGCAGGCCGTGATCCACAATGGCCGCTTCCAGCTTCTCTAAAGAGGCAGTCGGAGCGGACAGTTCCACTTCTTCGACCTGAGTCCCTTTCTCCAGCTTGAACTCGTACCGAACCGATACAAGGTCCTTCTCGATCTTCAGTACGGTGTAGGTGTCCATAGGAAAGGGGGAGCCGAAGCTCCCCCGTCAAGTTACAGCGCGAAGTTCACGTCAGCGATCTTGCCGCTGGCTGCCGGGTTCTTGGCGATGAGGGTCGCCTCCACCAGCAGTTGCCTACGCATCGAGTCACCCGTCTTTGCGAGATCGCTCGAACGGAAGCCGCGCAGGTAACCCACAGCCCAGTACTCCATGTCCAGGGCCAGGACCGTGCGGGTACGCATGAAGCGGTTGGGCACGATACGGTGTTCGCCGAAGTCGGAGATGTAGAGATCCACACCACCGATCACCTGGGCCTGTTTTCCAGACGGAACGTCACGGTAACGGGTCGCGATACCAGCGAACGAGGTGGAAATCTTCTGCTTGCCAGCAGCGCCCACCATGATCGTCGACGGATCACCACCCGCGTCCCAGAGTTCTGCGATCACAGACTTGAGGGCCTGTTCCGTCAGCGTTCCCGGGGTCGCGGCGTCAGTCGGAGCAGCAACCGTACCCGAGACGTAGCCCGAGGAAGTCGCCGCAGTACCGGTCTGTTGCAGGGAGGTGTAACCACGCCGTTGACCAGAAGCGGTGCGGCTGTTGAGCCACGACTCCACGGAGGCCATCAGGGCAGCAGACCCGGCGCCACCGGAAGTGGACGACTGGTTCTGCACCAGGGCGTATTCCAGGTCGCGCTTCAGTTCACGCGAACGCTTGGCCATCTGGTAGGCCATTTCCGACTTGCGACCCGCCTTGTCGATTTCCTCTTGAGTGCCGGAGACCTGGGCTACCTTGTCAAGGATCTGACAGTAGTTGCGCAGGCGAACGGTCGGAACGGCGGTGTTGGTCGAGGCGTCGTCGCCTTGGACATTGGCGTTTGCACCAACGTCGTCCAGTGCGTCAGTCTGCCATTCGGTGTAGGTCGCGGTGACGTTTTGCTTGCCCGCGGCTGACATGAAGGGGGTTTCCGCCCCTGTTACCGCACAGGCTCTTTATCCCGTGCTTCTGCATGTCCCCATGCAGTTCGGACTATATCTTCACCCCTGAGGGGGCTGGGCACTCGTGGGCGCTGCATCGCTGATCTAGCGGTATGCGCCTAGTCTCTGAACCTTCCGCACATCCCTGCGCGGCTTGGCTGCTGATTGCCTGTTCTAGGCTTCCCAGCAATTCACCCAGTTGCAACTGATCCTTTCGAATCAGCGGACCGAAACTCCAGTCGGCGAGATGTCGTAGATGATGTCGCTCAGATCTTCCCGATTGCCGATGCTCTGGAAGGTCTGAAAAGTACCAGTTGGGACTGCCATTTATCGCTCCATTTGAAGGAAAACATTGCGTGCGGCGTCCATAGAGCCGCTCTTTTTGAGAGCCTGACGGGCCTCTCGCGCTTTTTGTGTTTCCGTATCCGTTGGAGCAGTTGAGCCTGGCTTTAAGACCTTGGGCACCGCTACCAGCTTCTTTTCCACGTTGGGCTTGGCTGCCTGGAGAGCGCGATATTTCTTCGCGTCCAGGAGCACTTTGATAGCTCTGGGATCGGTCACTTGGTTCATTTCTTCCCGAGTGAATCCGTAGTCCTTCACACCGGTATCCAGGACACCGCTATAGAGTTCGTCGGACCAGTCGGGCACGTCACGCTTCAAGACCTCGACCGCGTCTGCGGCCTGCTTCTGAAGCGTTTGCTGCATCTCCGCGTTGCGTTGGTTGTTAGCCTTCTCAACCTCTGCATTTGCGGATTGGAGAACCTGAAACACGTTCTCCGCCTTCGCTTTCAACTCGACATATCTGGCTGGATCGTCCTTGGCCAGTTCCGCCCAGTTGACATTGCCCAGCTCAGGAGCGGCCATCTTCACGACCGCTTCCTGGAATACCCGGATGTTGTGGATGTACTTGTCAGTCTCGGCATCCACCGTTTTCTTGACCTCGGTGCGGATGGCTTCACGCTCCCGAGCGACTTCAGCGGTCTTGCGCTGATAGTCGGACTGCATCATGTAACCCTTCTGGAGTTCGGCGAGGGAAACCTTCTTCGCTTCCCTACCTCCCCCTTCTACCGCGACCTCCATGTCGAACAGAGGAGCATCGGGGTCCAGCTCGATGACGTTCTCGTCTGTTTCCTTGGCCTCTACAGGCGCTTCCTCTTTCGCCTCGGGAGCAGCTTCTTCCTGGGCATCTACCTTTTCTTCGGGAGGCGCTTCGGGTTCTTCGAGGGCTGCGAAACGATCTTCGATGCTTTTCTCTGCTACGACAGCGTCCATTTACACCTGCGGTTTCGGGATGGCGGCCATCTTTCCGCTATCCATGATTGATCGGAGTATTTCTTCGAACTTGTGCGTCCCCACGTAGATGGCCCAGAGGTGCTCGCGCATCTCGGTGTCCTTCAAGGGCGTTAGTTGCCATTGGTCGATGAGGGCCTGTTTCAAGACCGCCATCGATTCCTTGAAGAGTGGGTTGTTCGCAATGCGCGAGGCTTCTTCGCCTCGTCGAATCTCGTCTTCTGGTGTCACAACATCCTCTCCAGCGCTCTCAGGATCAGATCGCGCTCCCAGTTGATGTACCAGTGGGCATGGGCTTCTAGCTCCATGTCTTCTGTAACTTCCTCAAACACCTGCTTGATGACGGCTTTCGGGAGGTCCTCGATGTCGTACTTGACGACCTTCGTAAGGACGACCTTCGCAGCCCTCGTCGATTTGGTCTTGAGGACCTCGACGGCCTTCTCGACGACTTCCTGGTCCTCGGCCATCTCATCGAGGAGTCGGATGACTTCTCGTCGAGTGGCGTAGACGCTCTCCCCGTTGGGGAGGTAGTAGCGGCGCTTACGGGAACCGGCAGGAGCAGGGCCGGAAGCCGTTTCAATAACCGGCGCATCAGAGCCAAACTGAACGTCTACATGGCAAGAGGAATCAAAGCTCGCCTCGGCAATTGAGGCGCCTTCCGCCAGGAAATCGACCGTACTGGTCGAATCCAGTGCCCCGTCGTCAGTGGGCTGCGTTGCATCGTCACCATCGAACGAGACAGTGACTTCACTGGCGCTCGATAGCGCGGCTTCTGCAATCGACTCGCCAACGGCTGAAAAGGCAACGGCGTTGGTAACACTTAGAGCACCGTCGTGTCTCGATTCGCCGGCAAACGTCGCCGTTACTTCGTTGGCGACACTAAGAGCGCCACCAGAGACCGCTGACCCTTGCGAGATTCGCCTGCGGGTAGGCGCGAATATCTGCCACGGGTTGTCGTGGAGAGCGATGTGCTCTTCCGCCGTCAACCTGCGGTTCCAGCACACGGTCAGGTAGATGTTGCCCTGCCATGTGGTAGACCCGCCGTTGCTGGCGCCTACGCCGAAGATACTATTAGCCCCGTCCTGTAGGGCCACATCACTACCGTTCGGACCGAACTTCCAGCTATCGGAGCGGTAACTGCCGTCGATGTAGAAGTTCGGCTGATTGAGTGCCGTACTTCCAGCATCGACAGAAGCAACGAAGTCTCGACCGGTGACGATGTCACCAGCAGTGGTGCCCCGGGTCCCGTTGTTTGTCCCGCCGACGTTGCGCCACAACGCCAAAGCCCCGTCCGACCTGACGAAGAACGTCATCGGGACGGTGTTTCCTACCGCCGCGTCCCACTTCGCTACGAGACCAGACTGCGACGACAGACTCGTTGAGCGCGCAACACTCAGGACCGAGTAGCCGTTGGCGAATATCAGGCTGTCGGCATTGGCGTAGTTTCTGTAGCCCGAGCTACTGAATACCTGGGCTTTCCCTGAAGCGCCAACACCGTGCAGCGTAACACTCGACCCCGAGGTCGTCGGGAAGACCTTGTTGACCGGGTCGTATCCGGAGGTTGCCCCATTGGATACGAAGAAAATCCCTCTAGTAAGGGGATTCCCTACATCAAGGCCAACATGGTCCTGCGGCTGCCGTGTACGTGACACCGGCAACAGGAGCATTGCCGCGCCTTAGTACGTGATTCCGAGGAAACGGAAGGAGTTAGTGTTTCCCGAATCCGTCTTGAGAGCTGCCGTCATGTTGTGCGCGCAGTACAACCCCCAGAACTTCGGCATGTTCCCTCCGAAGAACTGCGCAACGCTGAACGGGGAAATGTCGTAGGTCAGGTCAGACGTGTTCACCAGAATACTAGGAGACCGTGCCAGGATCAGGGACGAGTTGAGAACCGTGGTGTTCGTCAGACTCTCAGCGCTGTCCGTCCCATCCAATACGTTGATAGCCGTCGTTCCAAGGGAGACATCCGCGCCCCAGAGATACACGTTGAACGTACACGGGAGTGTGGGTGTCGTTCCAACAATGAATCGCCCGAAGACTATGGCGTCCTGATAGAGATTCGACGAGTTGTCGATTTGGCTGGATTCACGCCCGGCAATGAATGTCGAGGACGCAGCCAGTGCCGACAGATCCATCGTGATTGTTGTTGGCCCAACATAGGTCAGGGCCATTAACGGGCCATCTCTACGTCTTGATAGAAGATCGGGCCTTCAAACCCCATGGTCGCGGGACCGGTCCCTTGATCGTTGCTTGCCGTTCCAGAGCCAGTAGCGAAGAGCTTCTCTACCCTGGTTGCAACACGCTGGCAGTGATTGAACACGGCTTGCCGAGTAGCCTGATCTGCGGCGACGTTGAAGGTCGCCACGACCCCGGCTCGGACATTTGCACGAGAAGGATTGAGAATCCCGGTGCGCATCATCCAATCCCAGATACGGGCTTTGCCTACTGTGAGGTTGTCCACCCGAGTCCAGTCGAAACCGTTCTGCATGATTTCGTCCACCTGAACCGATGTCCGCCAGACGTAGTAGTCCGGTGCAGCTTTTTCGTTCAGTTTCCGGGCGATGTCGAAGGCCCCGTCCGAGTTCATCGGGAAGGCGTTCAATTCCTGATCGCCCTGAATGGCAGATTTCAGGGTTGCAAGCTGCTGTGGCGTGAGCATCAGTCGAAGGTGATCGTCGAGGAGGTCGTGATACGAGGGGTGACCCCATTGCTCACGACAATGTTCGGGGTGACAGTTCCGATGGCCAGGATCTTCCCTGTCGAGGACGAAGCAGTTCCGACAACAGCGTGGGTCACCGTTCCGCCACTACCGCCGGAAGAGATCGTGAAGTCAACGTTTGCCGTCGGGGAGACCGAGTTCCCGGTAACTGTCCATCCACCGCTCGAACGAGCTACCGCCACCCTTGAATAGCCGGTGTAACTGATTTCGTTCGAGGTCTGGTTCCCGCCCTCGCCAGGGTCTGAGGTATGCAGGGACAGATACAGATCAGAGAGCGGACCCGAGGCGGCGTTGTCCGCGATATTGGCGATATTCGTCCCGTTGAAAATAAGCTTCGCGAGATCGTTCTCGAATGTGTTTCCTAGACTCACTGGATCGTCACCTTTCCGCCTGATTTACTGAATGTCTTGGGTCGCTTCAGTTCCGCCACGAGTTCAGCGATGAGCTTGGACATGCCGTCCTCCTTCTGCTCTTTCTTCTCGTTTTCCTGTTTCTGGGCGGACTCGCGCATGCTCATTTCGTGCTCTCGCTGTTTGTGCTCCATGTCCTGCTTTTGAGCGGCGAGTTCGTTGTTCTGCTTCACTAGATCCAGGACCTTCTGCTCTAGCTCGAAGTAGCGCTTCTTCTGCTCGTCCTCGGCCTTCTGCATCTCCTGGATGGCCTTGAACTGCGCCATGGCCTGGTCGTGCTCTTGTTTTTGCCGCTCGTCCTTCACCTTCAAGAGAGTTTCGGTAGCGCGCAACTCTTGATCCTTGGCCGACTGTTCGAGCGTCTTGGCCTGGATAATAGTGTCAGCGGTCTGCTTTTCTCGGGCGAGTTCCTGAGCTTCAGCTTTCTGTTGAGCCGAGGTCTCCGCCTTGAACCTCTTGATCTCGACTTCAGGATCCACCTGAGGTTGAGGTGGCGGAAGTTTTGACGGGTCAGTGAAGTACCGATCCGCCTTCTTAGGATTAACAACGCGAGCAAAGTCAATCGCCGCCTCGTAGACGTTCTGCTCTGTCACAACCCGTCCGCCCATCCCGGCCATCGCAATCTCTTTCTGGATGTTCATCAGGGCTTGAGCGGAGGCCATCAATTGATCTTGATTCCCCGTTCCCAGACCCACCGTAACGGTCATGTCGAACTTGTTCGACCACTCTCTGGGGTCGACAGCGATCCAGTTGTTGTTCAGGCGCATCACTTGAGGCTTGGTGTGATGCTTACTCGCGAGGTGAAGGATTCCCCAGGCGATGTCCTTCACAACCGTGTCGGCAAGAATCCGGGCGATCAGCTCGATCCTCTGTTGAGACGCCGACATGATGTTCTGGATGCCAGTCGCCGTTTTGTTCAGGCTGTCAGCATCCAATCCCTGGTTGTAGCGGGTTACACCCGTTCTGTTCTCAAGAGCGGCGTCCACGTACTCCAACAATTGGAACGCCGGGGCTCCCAACGGAGGGGCCTGGAGCGGTTTAACCGCATCGAAGGTCTTGACTCTGACAACCCCGCCCGGACGCACCGTCAACAGGTCGTCGATGTTCACCATCCCATCCAACGCCATCATTCGGCTGTTGTTGGTCAGGTACATGTTGTCCAGGACCTGCCGTGCAACCGTGCTTTTCAACAGTTGCAGGTCCATCACGAGGTCCGAAAGACTCATGCCGTACAACTTATGAGGCATGATGATCGGGGTTCCCGTTGCCAGAGGAATCCGGTCGATCTCCTCGTTGTCGAGGAGCGTCTTTCCTACTTTCGTGACCTTGCGGAGTTCGGAAATGCCGTCTCCATCGAAATCAACCCGGATGTAAGCCTCGACGATCCAGACTTCACGGGTGGCATCGTCCCTCTCATCCCGCATGTAGAGGCCGTCTTCGTCGAAGTTCCGTCTTTCAATTGCTTCTAGGTCAAAGTCCCCGTCATCATCGTTTCCTTTGATGTCGTCGACCGGATAACCCATTTGTTTCAGGTCGGAGAGGGACTTCTTGCAACGATGAGCTACAAAACGGGCCTTCTGGAGGTCGTGTGAGGCGCCTCGATTGACGAAGATCTCCTCTGGAGGGCAGGCGTCGACACAGATCTTTCCACCGGTCTTCAGGATCTCGAACTTGACCGTTCCGGTTTCCTGGTCGTACTCCTTCACCTCGACTTCGAACCCCATATTCTGGTAGTTCGTCACCAGCATGATCAATTCATCCGGTGAAAGTCCGGCGTAGGTCTCGACTTTCCTGTCCTCGTAGTCCTCCCAATAGGACTTGGAGAAACAGTTCTTGACCATCAGGGCGTCTTTGAACAGGCAATACAGCAGGGAAAACCCGTTGTTCTGCCGCATCAACACATAGTTGACGTAGTCGGTTGCTTGCTGGGCGGCCTGTTCGTCTTCAGGTCCCTGGGGTTCAAATCGGACGATCTCATCTGACGCGGTGAAGATCCGCATCAGGGACGGCATGATGCCTTCTACAGTGTTTGCAACGTCGTGGGAGACGTATGTGGATCTCCCTTCGATTTCGTTACCGAACGGCTGACCGTAGTAGTACTGGATCGATTTACGTCTTTGTTCCGAGAGTTCTCCGGAGAAATAGCCGACGGATTGGTGTAGCTCTTTGTCGACGAGAGTTACTAACTCGTCATCCGTCATTCTTGCCACGAGACTCCCTAGCGTTGAGCATGCGGTATTGGTTTTCCAGTTTCTCCACTCTGGGAGTCAGTGAAGCAGCGGTTTCGGATGACTGAAGGATTCGAATCACCTCTTGGAGCGATTTCTTCAGTTCATCCACATCGATCCGGAGTCCCTTGATCCGGTTGTTCATTTCAATGCTCATACGATGCCACTCGGTCCGTACACGATCTTTTGCTTACTCCAGTCGTTCAGGTTCACCGAGTTCGCATGTAGAGCGGCGTACTGAACGGCGTCCATCGGATGACTGTATTTGTTCTTGTTCGGGCGGTCCTTGTATCTCTCAGTACCAGTCACCAGAACCCGTTCATAGTTATAGGCGCCGTTAAAACCACGACGGATCATCTTGGCTCTGGGATGGACCATTAAAGCCGGTTTGCCATCGGTCATCCGAGTCAAAAACTTCGCTACCGCTTCTCTACGGGCTACGAAATCGTTCGTGATCGCCGGCATCGCCGGGATACCTTCGTCAGCGAGTTCCATGAAGCACGTTCTCTCTTCAGTCTGAGAACGGTTCATCCCTGCCGGGTCTCCGACGGCTTGAACTGAATTCCGCGGATACATCGTCGAGAGGTAGGGTTTGACTACGTCTCGGGCAAACTGTCTGATGCCCATGTCCTCGGAACACAGCTCGTCAACGATGAGTAGTTGCCCGCGGGGAGATACCTGGGTGACGACACATGCGGGCGTGAGCCCGTAATCAAATCCCAGGAGTATCGGTCCAGGCAAAGTATCGAATTCTTTGCAGTGGACTTCATCGTTGTATTCGGGGAATACAGGCTTCCCAGTCGATACTGTCCCGTACTGTCCACCCAGAAAGACTCGAATCCACTCTCTGGTTTTCCCTGCAACCTGCCGTAAGTAGTACTCGTGACCGCCGGGTAGATTCTCAATGTTCTCTGCGTCGGGATTGGGTTCCCACTTCCCGTCTCGTTCAATCAAACCCCCAGGCTGTTTCCAGATCTGGTAGCCCTTGGGTTTCTCTTCCTCGAAGATCCGGAACCACCACGAATCGTCGTCTGGAGGGTTTGTATCTAAGAGGACACCGGACCACGTAGGCCCTCCCCGTTTCTTCGCTGGGAACCGTCCGACCCGTTGCGCAGCCATGTCGAGGATGGCTTTCGCCATTTCCCCGGCTTCGTTCATCCACGCCCCAGTGGCTTCGAAAGATTTGAGACGACCAACGTCGTCCGGCCTCTCCAAAGCAAGGAAGATGAACTCCATTTCCGCCACAGTCCCATCCGGAAGAGGGACAGAGCAGTTTCCAGTAATGGGGGCGTCGTACTTCATCTGTACGAACGGCATCCACTCAAGGAAGGTCTTGATCGTGGTGCTTTTAAGCTCGGGATAGGTGTTTCGCATCACGAGCCAACGGGTTTGTCTTTTCCCGTTGTGGGGCTTCTGCTCCATCGCCTTCTTGCACATTTGCATGATGCAAGCGGTACTTTTAGAAGAGCCGACCGGCCCCATCAAGGCCGAAACGAACGCTTTTGAATCGTGGAAATCCCAGACTACCGGCCCCGCAGGGGTGTAACTGATCTCTTCCAACTAAAAGTTAGCCGAGCGAGCCATTTCAAGCATCCAGTCGTTGTATCCGGGCCAAATGGCGAACGTCGTCCCGACTGTCGTAGCTGCTGGATTACACACGTTCCATATCAATGAAAGCGGCACGGACGCCATACCGTTGATCATGCGTCTGAACACCTGTTTTTGGTCGCTTCCGCCACTGGAATAACTATTCGAAACACCGAATTCCCCAACAACGAGAATCTTCCCGTGTTCCTTCGCCATGTTGTTCCACGCCGTCATCGCCCCACCGAAACCTTGCGCGTCTTGTCCCCAATGATTCCCCGGGGATGAATTCGCATCCGGATAGGTATGCACGCAGATCGCGTTGAAAGCGACGTGCTCCCTTAATGCTTTGGGCATGTACCCAGGCCAACCGGCCGCCGCAGGAACCCTGCCGACCGTATTCCCCGAGATCCGCAGCCGGTTCGATGTGTCTCCAGAGCAGGCGTCAACAAACGCCTGAGCGACGATCAAATACCGCGCTTCGTTGAGGGAATCATCCGGCGCCGAATACGACCCCAACGTGTCGTTTGGAACGCTGACAGCAGGAAGGTCAATGGTTGCGCCGTCTATGTAAGAGTTCCATTCGTTACCCAGCTCCCAAGCGCCACAAGCCTCGTGGTTCTTGTAAGTGGAAACGATGTCGCTTACATAGTCAGCGAAAGCCGTCCTTGTGGCACTTCCAGAGTCCGTCCAGTCCACGATGTTCTCCGCATTCCTGTCGGAAATGCTCGCCCACCGCGGCGAAAAAGATAGAACAATGGAAATATCGTTCTCTGCTGCTTCATCTAGAAGCTCCAGCAATCTGGAGTGGTACGTGCTCGGGGAGTTGTAATAAGTGTCGTACTCATTCGGCCACGGCCCGTTGATGATGGACCGGCACACTTTGATTCCATACCCCTTAAGGTAAGAAAACGCTGTTCGGTAAACCCTGGGGGAATCTCCATACCCATTGAGATACCGATAGAACAGGTCGTAGCCGTTAACTCCTACGTGCCGGAAAGCCCTTCCGTGACGGCAAAAAACGCCGCCCTCATTACTGAGCATAGAAGATGACTACGAAGCCGGCAGCACCAGCCCCTCCGGTAGCATTCGCACCACCACCACCTCCTCCTCCGCCGTAACCGATTGTGGGCGCTACGCCCGTCGATCCAGAGACGCCGCCTACGCCACCGTTCCCGAATAAGGACCCCGCACCACCACCACCAGAAGCGTTTCCAGCCCCGGCTGAGCCCTTACGGTCAATTGCTGAGCCTCCAAGCCCGCCCGTCCCAGTAGTTCCACCACCACCACCTCCACCAGCGCCCGGCAGGAACCCAGGGGCCGGTCCCACAGCAGTAGCAGAAGACCACGCCCCAGCGCCGCCGGTTGGGGCGCCGGCAGATCCGCCTGCCAGGTTGTTGCTCCCCCCATTCCCGCCAGCGCCACCGTTCGTGGCTCCTCCGACCGCCCCACCATCGCCGCCACGCATTCTGGGGATTGGCGTAACTGTCCCCGATATCGTTGTCTCGCCCCCGTTCCCGCCGGCACCGCCGACAGATCCCACGGTCCCAGCTGATCCAATGGCAATCGTCAGCGCGGAATTCGGTGTAACCGCACATGGGTACATGTTCATGCCGGAACCAGACCCACCACCACCACCACCACCTCCGGTGGCGTGTCCTCCTCCTCCCCCACCGCCTCCAGCGCTGGCCTGAATCCAAACCATGTAGACATCGGATGGAACCGAGAACGTACCGTCAGCAGTAAACAACTGACTCTTCATCCGTATAGGCGCGTACAAGCTGGCTCCTGGTGTCTTGGGATCGCTATCCACAACACGAACTGGCCTCCCGTCCGCTGCGTACTCAATCGTGAATGGCATTCAATCCCTATAAGTGATCGCCAGACAGTGTCTGACTTCTGTAGTCTTAAATACCCCGTGGAAGCTCACATCGCTTCTCACATGGCCGTAAAAGCTGTTCGGTAGGAAGGGAGCGGTCTTCACGACTTCAAAGTCTTCAAACTTGTGGTGCTTTCTTCCGTCGCACCGGAACGGTTTCTTCGGGACGAACACCGTCGTCCCACAGGACTTGGGTTTGTCCGTGAGGTAGAACAGGAGGGTTTCCACATCCTCCTTCGAGTCCGTGTGAGGGCCAATTGAATAACCAGGAAGGTCTCTGGTTAATTCAATTCGAGCCGTCCTGTCCCCGATCAAACCCGAGACACAGTCAGCCCAGAACCCACCTGAGATACGGTGAATCCCTCTTTTCGGATAGGAGTGGTACGGCACCCACCTGTCGGGTAACCGATCCAACTATGGAAACGCGTGGGATACCTAAGCATCTCCATGGAACGTTCCACCCCTACCCCCTTCGCCTCGACGCTCAGCCCAGGAAAAAGGGATTCCTTACCCCCGCCCCAGTGGTCACTCACACCAGGAGTTGGGATTGTACATACTGATGATTATGCGTATGCACACTGCACCAATCGTTACTTATCAGTAGGTTGCACGTCCTCGATCTGTGCCGTCTGGCTATTATGTCCAGTGAGCACCGCAGCATCGATGGTCTTGCCCTCTCGGATCATGTTCAGGTGGATGCTGATACCTGGTCCTACGGGGAGATTGGCGAGCTGGCCGTATCTCTGAGGGTCGCGGCGTTCGGCATGCCATGTCGCTACTCTGAACAGTTCGCGCCCACGCGCGAGGTCAAGAGCGTTGTCGGCCTCTTCTATCCTGTTCGCTGCATTGACCAGCATATTGTCGAGCCAACGCGCTCTTAGCTCTTGGTATTCGTCGCCCAGACCTGCTAGCCAGGTGTACAGGGCCTGCTTGCTTACGCCATGGTGTTCGGCGATCTCTTTGAGGGTCTGGCCGTCCATGATGCGGCCCTTGGCGTCCTCGACTATCTCTGCCTTCTGGTCAGCAGGTACAGGCATGTACGGGTGTGGGCGGCCTGTCTTGGCCGGGTCTACCGGTACGTATGCGCTATCAGGCACGCTCGAATGCCCTGCTGTACACGTCCCACGCGATCTGGTGATGCCACGGGAGCGCGTTGTAGGTGGCTTGGATCTCCGTGGTCTGCGGGTCACCTAGCGTCCAGTTCACAGATCCCTCCATACGTCCTGTATGGGCTCGGTAGGGCCTGTGTGGGGTTTAGCCGGGCCTACCAGCTCTAGCCACGCATCCAGGTCTTCCTGGGTCATCTCAGCGTGTCCTGTGGAGCGTTTGCGGGCCTTGAGCCATTGGAATTGTTCGTAGGCGTCAGCCACGGTTCAGCACCCTCACGTTTGTGAACTCGCTCGCCTCGTTCATCCGCTCCCATATCTTCCATGCGTCGTTGTAGGTACGTGCCTGTATCTTCCCGAGTTTCTCGCAGTTGGGCTGTAGTTCGTTGTCCAGGAATGGACTTGAGTTAGCTCTGCGCTGGACTATCCAGATTTGCAAATTGATCGGCCTCGTTTCAAGGACTTATCAACTTTCTTTCGTTGGGGTATTGACTATCTCTCATGTTAGGCGCCTAATGTCTCCCATGCACTGCACTTAGCAGGGCTTAACAAGGGAGCGACAAATGAACATCCGAGACAACCTCCAGCACATCGCAGGGATCGTGGTCGGCAAGTGCATCGCCAAGACTTCCTTCCGGTTTGCCAAGTCCCAGCGCGGGACTCTCTGCTTCTCCACCGTCTCCGCGAATCTGGCAGCCGACGGGATCAAGCAAGGATTCTGGATCTACCGCTAACCAGACCGGCCCAGAAATGGGCCTAACAGGGCTTAACTAGGGAGATAGAGATGAACAAGTTCGAAGCCGGCAAGACCTACCAGACCCGCAGCATTGGCGATCACGACTGCATCATCCGCGTGTCCGTGGTCAGCAGGACCGCCAAGACGATCAAGACCGCCGACGGCAAGACCCTCCGTATCGGTTCGTTCTATGACGGCTCGGAGTGTGTCAAGCCTTGGGGCAGCTATAGCATGGCCCCGATTGTTACCGCTCGCGAGGCAGCCTAATGAACTCCCCGCGCCCAGGCGATCGAATCACATACAAGGGACACGAAACCGGCACAGTCATCAGAACCGAGGGCAATCTGTGCTGGATGTCGTTTGACAGCGGAGCCGACTCTGCCCCTTTTATCTGGCGCTTCAAAGACGGACTCAATACTCTGCATGACTGGCCTGGCAAGCATGACCGCTAAACACGTAGCCAAGTCCCGCCAGCGGCTTGTAGAGTCGGAGCATCAGAGCTGTTCCTGTAACCGTTTCTAGGCATTTATACGTACAACTTCGTATACATCAGCAATGCTTGATGAACTCGCTTACGGGATAGTGGCAAACGTAAAAAGCGACAGAGTGCTGCGGACTGGGACAAAGGTCTGGATTCACTATTGCAATGGCGATGCCTTATGCCCGTTTGTTTCTGGACTGAGCAAGTCCGGGCGCTATGTCCAAAAGTTCACCAATTACAAAAGACTGGTTAACTTTCGAGCCGCATGGATTCCGCAACACATGCGTGACCGCGTGGCATGGGCATGGCCGAAAAAAGAGTACGCAACAGATGCCGCTAATGCCTTAGCTAAGACATGGGCCAACGTCCGTTATTACTCCCGTGATGGACGGGAGTTACGAGAAAGCGGGATTTCTCAGAGTGAAGCTTTTTTGCGAAGCAAAGCACAGCATGACCGGTAAATACGTAGCCAAGTCCCGCCAGCGGCTTGTAGAGCGCGGCGGGCGGAGGCTTAACCTCTGGCTATCCCCGGAGGCTACGAATGCGCTACAGGCCCTCTCGCAAGGCCGTAGCCATACCCAAACTATTGAATGGTGTCTTCAGGCTGTGCTAGCCCTGCAAGACTCTCCCGTTCCCGCAAAGCTAGCACTCTCTAGACTGGAGATTCCATGACTATCCTGCTTTCCGCAGTCCTCGGCATCCTGATCGGCTCGACCCCTGTTGTTCTTCCCGGTGGCCAGATGGGGTGGCAATGTACCTATACCGTGTCAGGACAGACTGTAAATATCATGACTCGGGGCATGTGTCCGCCGACGATGGAGTTCTAATGGCGCCCTCGACCGGAATCGAACCGGCGGCTTCCCGCTAGACAGGCGGGCACTCTGGCCTCTGAGTTACGGGGGCTTGTAGGCCCTTGCGGCAGTAGTCTCGCGTTTCTTCTGGATGTGCCGCCGAAAGAACGTGACGCTGTACTTGCAGAACTAAAGCCCCACCACAGAACCGGCAAGCAGGGATAGGTTGACCTGATTCAAGCGCCTGCAATTCGTTGCACCTTGAACATTCCGCAAGCCAGTAGACACTCATCGAGTATCGTCGCTCATGATCAGCGAATTCATGTTCTCCAACGAACAGCTAAAGGCTATTGGTTGCCTCGCTTTCGAGTCCACGATGCTGGAGTTTTGCATCGAGGCCATCGTCGAGGACGTCTGCGACAAGCGCGTCGCAGAGCTTCTACTGGATGGAAAGATGTTCGCAATGAAGTTGAGAATAATGAGAACACTTGTCTTGCCGGTAATACCGGACAAGGAACAAGCAGACGCATTCGAGGATCTGTACTCACGCATCACAACTGACAACAGCTTGCGAAATACGGTAATCCACGGTTCATGGGAATCGAAAGGAAAGCTCTCGCTGCAGTCCTTGCTTGCCGATCTCAATGCGGGCCGAAACGCCACGGTCAAACGGGGAAACCACACCATGAAAGCAAGCGAAGTCATGGAGGTTGCCCGCCGCTTTTCGGATCATCAGTCGAATCTGCTACGGCTTTGGGTAGCGATTCAAGAGTCATTGCAAGATAAATTCGGGAAACGACCTCCTGATCCGAGTGAGACGGAATCGGAGAGCCATAGTCAGACGCATACAGAGCACCCAAACCAGCCCTAACCATCTCCGGCGTGATCTCCACCGCACCCATGGCCTAAACTCCACCCATGGCAACCAAACCCGCAAAGCCCGCTAAACAGCCCTCACCGCCCACAGAGCAGCTACCGGACGAGGATGCAGTCCTCGCAAGGCTGCTAGCAACACCGCCAGCGCCCAAGAAAGTGCCACCGCAGCCAAAACCGAAGAAGCCTCGCAAATAGCGGGGCTTTTTCACTTTGTCCGACCTGTCACGCACAGGGAAAGTAGTCCAAATTGCTGCGTTTGTCACGTATATACTCGTGTTCACCAGCACCGCGATTCTTCAGGGCGAACGACGCCGTCGTATGGCCCGAGACCGACTTGGTATATTTGGATGGTCTCAGGATCACTTCTACGCTGATTCCAACGGTTTGTCCACCACTATTTGCACTTCTGGCTCCCTCTTGGCCATGCGGATGATTAGGCTTTGCGGCTCCTTGCTGCGGTCCCATTGGTATTGCGTGGGCCACCAATCGCTCTGCCGCGTCCAGCCTCCCCTACAGTCGTAGAAGGTGCCGGTGAACAGTTCTGCGCTCATGGGACTCTTCTCGAATGTCCCCAGTGCGTTGCGCTCGAACTCGTTCTCCCCGGTCAGGACTAGCTGTACTACCCCGTCCTCGATGTAGATGGCAGTCTTCATCGCTCCAGCCTCTCCCTAGTCCGTACATCCGTCTCGATATCGTGCTCGCTGATGATCTTGGAGCACTCTGCTAGCCAGTTTCCGCTCAGTCCTGCTCGCTCCCTGTCGCTATACCGATGTTTCCCCAATCCGTCACATGCTGCACACAGTACTTTCTTGTCCTCGACCATGACGTGTCTTACCCCTAAACAGGTTCGGCAGGTCTCGTCGTACCACTCCTGTAGGGCTTGGGCAACAATCTTGGTTCGGTAGGAGCGTGTCAGGGTTTTGGGAAGCTTCTTAACGAGGAGTAACAGGGCTGTGTTGTACGAGGTCAGGTCCTTGGCGTACTTGAGTCTCCAGAGGGCGGTTCCTAGCCTGCTGGCGCCCGCAAACGCTGCCAAGCGGGTAACGGGGGTGGATTTCTCCGGCTCGTCTCCAAGGCCGTCGTACAAAGCCGTAGCGATGCTTTCTCGCATCAAATCGCGATCCAGTCCTGACCGTCGAATACCTTCATTTGACCGCCCAGCATCGCCACTGTCCCGGAGAATTGCCGACTCTTGATAGCTTCGTGCAGCAACGAGAACTCCGGAGCCGATAGTGGCCTCGGAAAGCATGCAAACATCCCCGGCAGGATCAGCTCCTGCCTCGGCACGACGATCTTCATCAGGCTCTCTGCCCGCACGATTGCAGGCGCTACACCAGCGGCTAGGATTGCTCCTAGGAATCCTCGACGGTTCATTTGGTCGGCTCCATGGGGATTACCGGGCCGTAACTCTGCTTGGCCACAGCACCGCAACATCCGCAGGTAGGCACAGGCGGAATAATCCCGAACCACACCACCGGCACCTGAACCGGTCCCTTGCAAGCTTCACACGTACCAATCGTGATCTTCATACCGCTCTCCTTAGCATTTCTATCTCGCGCTCCAGTCCTTCAACACACTCCCTGACCTCGTCCAGGTTCTTCACAATCCTGGGATTCGACTTCCAGCCATTCCAGAACTTGACCTGGTCATCGGTGAGTCGTCTTGCGCTGGGCGGTTTCTCTCCGTTCTTGATCTCCACCAGAGCCAGACGGCCAAAGAAAGCAACCAAAATGTCGGGGCATCCACCACCCATGGGGGATAGATCGAGTACGGAACATCCCAGTCGCTGAAACTCGGTGACGATCTGTGCATGGTTCTTATCCTTGCGGCCGTATTTTCTGATGCTCGCTCTCCAACAACTGCAACGCCTGTTTCGTGTAGTACTTGAGGTCTTCCAGCGCTAGGCGGCACTCCTCATGTCTGCCCTCCGTCCGCCGGTTGTTAGCCCGAGCAATACACTTCTCGCAGTAGATCAGGGCGTCGTCGATGCTCATGCGTACAAGCTCCTGAGCGTGTCAGCCAGCAAATCCTGTTCGTCGACCTTGGCGATACGCAGCAGCGTCCGGTCCCCGTGAATGCCTTGGCTACCCTGGTGGCAGTCGTCGTGGCACAGAGCCAACGTCAGCATGTCGTCGTTCTTGGTGCCCTTGGCTCGCCCGACGGTGAAGTGATGGGCATCCGTGACGCTCGTCTGCTCCCGGCCAAGCCTCGAACAAAGGACGCAAGGCAGGCTCTTGACGCGGAACATGTGGGCAGTGGATCTCACCGATACCTCACCAGTACCCACCCGATGACACCGAATGCCAAAGCCATCAGGAGCCAGAATTGCCATTCAACGGACATGGAGCCTCCGGATTGCCATAGCCGTTCGAACGCAGGGCTTGCAGGAGTACGAGTACATCTGCCGGCCGTTGTGAACGCCTTCGGTGTAGAACTCGCTGGCGGGCTTCTCACGGCCACAGGTGGAGCATTTCCGCGGTGGGTCGTCCCATCGCCTGTTTTGCTCGCGCAGTTCCTCGCGATTCATGCGCCGCATCGGTTTGCTCGCGGCCAGGATTTCGGTCGCCGTGATGAGTCGGGATGGGGTCATGGCACGAAACCGCCTACTCGCGCTTGCCCATGCCGAAACGACACGTCGGTCTGATCCAGCTCGTCCTCCCAACCCTTCGCCCGAAGCCAGGTTGCCGGGTGGGGGATGAACTGCCCATCGTCCTTTCGCCACTGAGCCGAGTTCATGGCCCGCTGCAAACCGGCAAGGATCTCGGTTCGCAACTGCTCGTTCGGCTTCAATGCCCTCCACGCCTTCAGGGCTTCGCCCTTCGAGCGCCTCTTGGGGTAGGCAGACCAAAACTCCGAAAACCCGTCCGCCAAGCCAACGTCAGTTGGCGCACGTGGTGTTGCTTTACTTCTCTTCTCTTCACTTCTCTTCGGGGAACATTTCGGACCGGATGGTTTCGTTTGGTTTACCAAACTGAGTCCATCTTTGTTGAATGCATTGAACTTTTTTATGGCGTCTTCATCTCCAACCAGCACGGTATCTGGCGGTTTTGGATGATTGAGTTTGTTGCGATCTAGGCGTTGCCGAAACTTGGGAATAAAGGCGTAACGCCCCAAGTCCACTTCGTAAGTACGGATTAGATCCGTATCGACCAATTCCAATAGCAGTTTGGCGATGCGCTCGCTGGACGGCATGTCAAAGAAAGCCCTGCGACGCAGGAAAGTGGTTCCGACGTTCACGCACCCGAAGTCATCCGCTAACAACATGAGATGGACAAACAATAGTCGGGCGGCATCGGAAAGTTGCGCGTACTTGTCCGAGTCCAAGAGTCCGTCACGGATCATTCTGGTCGGCATCACGACTCATCCTTGTAGGCCATGGGGTCGGAGTACTGACCGTTGACCCTGTTCCAATCGAGCTTCGCCATGCCGATCCGGCCCACGTACTTGTGGCGGATCTTCTGCACGTGGATCTCGACCTCGGATGTCCTGACATCCGGCCGGCGCTCGCGCCACACCGAAACGCAGGCGTCCGGCTTGTTGTGCCAGTTCGCACTTCCGCTGATCTCATAAGGCCCGGCGACCGGATACTGACCGCTCTTGGGGTCCTTCTGAAGCTTCTGCGGGTGCGCGACGATCCAAACATGCACCTTGTGCC